ACTAGAGGAACCGCCCGCTCTTGGGCGGTTTCTATGTCTACAAGGAGATATTTCAATGGGAATTTTGGGTCAGGGTATTCAAGAAGGCTTGCTTTTGAAGCCTGTCAAGTATCAGTGGGCAATGGACTTGTACGACCAAGCGGTCGCTAATACATGGTTCCCCAATGAGATTCAGCTTGGCGAAGATATTGCCGACTTCAAGACCATGTCTGAGGACGAGCAGCACGCCATTACCTTCTTGATGAGCTTCTTTAACCCCTCTGAGCTGATTGTGAACAAGGCATTGGCATTTGGTGTTTACCCCTATTTGAGCGCACCCGAGTGCCACCTGTACCTAGCCAAGCAGATGTGGGAAGAAGCCAACCACTGCATGAGCTTTGAGTACGTGCTCGAGACGTTCCCGGTGGACCGTGAGGCAATTTACGCTCAGCATGTGGCTGTGCCGTCAATTAAGGCAAAAGAAGACTTTGAGGTCAAGTTCATCACGCGCATGACGGAAGAGCGCCTTGACATTGAAACCGTAGAGGGCAAGCAGGACTTCGTCCGTAACCTCGTGGCTTACTCGGTAATCATGGAGGGTATCTGGTTCTACAGTGGCTTCATGGTGGCCCTGTCGTTCCGCCAGCGTAATCTGCTCCGCAACTTCGGCTCACTTGTTGACTGGATTGTCCGTGATGAGAGCCTTCATTTGAAGTTTGGGACCAACCTTGTGGTAACCATCCTCGAAGAGAACCCCGACATTGTCACGCCCGAGTTTGCTGATGAAATCAAGCAGATGATTTTGGACGCAGTAGACATGGAAATCCAGTACAACCGTGACCAGTTCCCCCACGGCATCCTTGGCCTGAACGCTGACTACGCCAGCCAGTACACCAAGTACTTGGCCGACCGTCGTCTTGAGGAGCTCGGCTTTGGTCCGCACTACAACGTAACCAATCCTGCCAAGTGGATGGCTGCTGCCAACGACACTTTACAGCTTGTTAACTTTTTTGAGGCTACCAACACCTCGTATGAGTCCAACGCGTCTGCCACGACAAAATAGGTCATACTTTAAGTACGAATAGTACGAAAGGTCCGGTATGCCACTCGGAAAACAGTTTAAGAATACCTACTTTGTTAATGAGCAGGGTGAGACAATTTTTCACACCCCAAATGAGGGGGAGACCAATTCCGAAGTACGCCCCATGCCTCATATTGGTTCTCCTTACATTGGAAGCTCTTATCAAGGCATGCTATTTGACCCGCACTGGGGGACTGGGTCGAGTAAAGACCCGTCTATTTCTGATGACGAACGCCATGCAGCTATTGACCGAGTTCTTGGAACGGGTGACGTCGAGGCGTTTCGCCGTGTAAACGGCCCTCTGAAACCCACAAATATCTTTCGACACAAAACTTCCGGTGAAGAGGTTACTCCAGACCAGATGACTCCGGAAGATAGAGCAAACACATCTAAAAATTACAGGCAATTGAGCGAGCGGGCCCCTCGCGTTAGTGTGGACCGAGCAACCATGCAGATTGAAGGTGTTCGAAAAGCCGCTATCGAAAGTGGCATTCCACACCAAGAATGGGCCAACCTAAAACCAGTAGGTGTAGAGGTTCGCCCCCCACAAAGAACTTGGGGGGGCCACTACGACACTAGCTCTGGAAACATAACATTAAATGAACTAACCAAGTCCGAGTGGGTTGCGCCTAAAGAAAAGCCCGCGCTACCTCCCGCTAAGCGGGGCGCACCAATTCCTAACCCCAAGTGGCGGGCTCAAACCGAGGCGTTAGGCGAGGAGCACGGATACGGGCACAACCGACTCTTCACCGAAGGCTTCTCGGGATGGATGGAGGACAGCGGTAGTTGGTACAGCTCTCGCAATGACCCGGAAAATATGCCACGTACCCCGCAGCAAGCAGTAGCCCCGACGTACTTTAACGCCAAAGGAGAGCCGTACTCCCCCGACAAAGACACGGACGTGCACTATTTACCCGGGGGGCACACCGCAAACATCTTTCCGGGCAAGGGGGCAAGCACCAAAGACTATATTGCTACTCCTATAAAAACAGCTGTAGAAAACGAATACAGTGGACGAAACAAAACGCTTTGGTACCACTTGCGTCACGAAGCGGTCCCAGACCCAACTGCTGAAGTAGCTGAACCTAAACAACCTAAATCTAAACGAGTAATTGTTTCGTCCGGAGTTAAACCCGACACGTTAACTCATGAGTTGGGGCACTCAATAGACCCAAATATTCGGGACATGACAATGTCTTACCCCGACCCGATTCAAGAGGGCGCGGCCGACGGTTACGAGGATAGGCATCATAAATACCGTGATGCTTATGAAGAAGCGCTTGACCCGTCACGTCCATCGCGCGCGAAAGAGCTGCAGTCAGAGGGAGGCTACGGCGCAAACTACTTCAAAACTAGAACTGGTGGCCGTGTGGCCTCCGCTGCGTACATTGCCGCCCGTGCGCATGTTGCCATGGGTGAAAACAACATGAATACCATTCCAAACAGGAAAGACTTGTGGAATGGGCAAACCGACGGAATGTACGCCGACGATGCTGCCAAAAAACGAATGACAGTATTGGCACTAGGCCACTTGTACCACCACCATGAGCATGTTCGCCAAGCTTTGGCATCAACCGGCTATGAGGCCGAAGGCAAAGCGGCGCACAAAGCGTGGGCTGCGGCATTGACTGATGGTGCTAGGGACACGCAACCGCCCACCCAACCCACTCTGTTTTAATAGGGAACTACCATGGCACGTAAATCCAAAGGCTCTGGTGTACGCAACGACAACCGCAATTGCGGTAAAGGGTTTAAGAAGCGTCCCAAGATTTTTGACCCTATTAAGCGCCGTCTTGTGAGGGTGTAATGGGTCGCAATAACGCCGACTTTGAAGAGTCAGCCCTCTATCACGGGACGGTACACCCCTTTAACCTAGGGGATGTAGTAATTCCCAAGAATTACTCTCACGCTTTTGCTACAGACTCTAAACACGAAGCGCGTGCTTATGCCGACTCCGAGGCGGAGATTGAAACGAAGTTACGGGGAGAAACCGTTCCCGCACGAGTCTTTACCGTAGAACCCGTGGACCAAGAAGAGAACCTTATCGTGAACCGCGTAAAATACCCTTTGGCTAAATCTCGCAAAACAAAGATATTTAAAAGTCAAAAAGGCTTCAAAATAACGGGAGAGCTTAATGGGTAGAAATAACGGGGACTTTTATCACGGTAGTTCTCACCCGTTTAAAAAAGGTGACATCATTACTCCACAGGGAGAGCACACTCACGCTTTTGCTACCGACCAAAAATGGTATGCCAGAGGATTTGGAGACGTGTACGCAGTAGAGCCTGTAGAAAGTGAGGGCGTTGAGCACTACGACACAGTAGTGGATGCCAAAATGCTTCGCGCTAGTAAGGGCTTCAGAGTAAAGAGGCGCATACAGTAATGGGCAGGAACAACGCAGACTTTCACGGAGTTACCTTTCGCTATTCGCGTTTCAACGGGGACCACTTTGTCTCCGCCAAAGAGCCCGGAGAAGGGCAGGGTGTCGGTTACCTGCACTGGTCTAATCAGGGTGGAAAGATTAACGACATCTATGTTGACCCTGACTGGCGGCGTAAAGGTATTGCGACTGGGATGTTTGACTTCGCGCGAGTAATGGCAGAATCATCGCCCCACATTCCGCGCCCTAGGCACTCTGGCGTTCGTACTGAAGCAGGCGATGCTTGGTCCAAAACTACAAAGGGGTATTACCTACCCACAACAATCACTCCAGATAATGAGGAACAACGTGGGTAGAAACAACAACGATTTTGCCAAAGGGCTGTTTCACGGCACAGACGCTGACCTCAACCCCGGTGACCTTGTAGAACCACGTACTGACGGAGTTGCGTGGGCTTCCACCAACCGTGAAGTCGCCGCTAGCTACGGCTCTAAGCTTTATCACGTAGAGCCTTCCGAGGACATTCAACGCCACTCGGGGGCGGCCAAAGAGTTTGGTATCCACAACTCGCGCATCGGCTTCAAGGTAAGGGGTCTGGCTGATGGGCCGCAATAAAGCAGACTTCAACGGAATCTCATACACCTTTACGGATACGCACCCAACCTCCCATGAGCTCGAGGCCTTTGACCCAGCTGTGGGAGATGTTGTTGGGTACATGCGCTGGAATCGGCAGCATGGCCGAGTTGAAGACATCTCGGTAGACCCAGAGCACCGAGGCAAGGGAATTGCCACAGGACTATGGAACCACGCTAAAACCTTGGGCGTTACGGCACCACAGCACAGTAGTGTACGTACAAAAAGCGGCCAAGCGTGGGCGGAAAAAGTCGGCAAATAGCCTGTATGCTGTACCTATAACCCGCCGAAAAGTGTTGGCCAACAACTCGTTCCTAGAGTGGCTAGAGCACCTGCCGTAGCGAATTGGAACGTGAGCTGCGGATAGGATGGGTTATTCCTCGATAGCTCAATTGGCAGAGCAGCGAGCTGTTAACTCGCAGGTTCGTGGTTCGAGTCCACGTCGGGGAGCAAAAAAATAAGGGAGACAATTAAGTCTCCCTTATTCTTAAAGTAGTTACTCCGAGTCAGCCTCGTCGGCGTCTTCGTCAGCTTCGACCTCTTCAGCTTCGACCTCTTCAGCCTCGACCTCTTCAGCCTCGACCTCTACGGTCTCGTCAATTTCAGACATGTTTATTCCTTTTGGTAGATGGTTGGTATTGCCATCAAAAGGATAGCAGAGATTACTTACTTATCGTGATTATCGTGTTTGTGTTTCCAAACAGAAACACCGATAGCAATACCAATAAACAGAGAACCAATGACCCCAAGAAGTGTGGTTGCGTCCATAGTTTGACATTATCAGCAAATGCTGTGCTAGTCTATGCAACATGAATTCCATGACCGGACCACTTATAGGCATAATCATTGGCGCTGGCACGATTATCGGCAGTGCCGTTGGCGTATCCACCGCTGCACCCGAAGCCCCTGTCGAGACTGTGACAGTAGCTTTCGAGACACCTGCTGCTCCTCCGGTTCCACAACAGGCTTCTGCAACAACCGTTATTGGCGCAGTTGTAGCGGGGTTATCGACGCAGTGTTCTAACGTAAACGGTTCTATTACAAACCCAGATAACTGGATGCTGTGGGACCCAAATGCAGTTAATCACCTTGGCTATTGGGAAGTTGCCGCAAACAGCACTTCTGGCCTTGTTGTGTTGCGCGTAATGCCACAAGATGGCCATGTGTACATCTATCCGTACAATGCGCCAGAATACGAGTCGTATGCAGATGCCGAACAGGCTTTTGCGGAATGGCAATGCCCCGAATACCTAGACGTAATAAAGGAGTAACGATGTCCGGAAAGAACCAGCAAAAGCGGATTGCTAAGAACCTCGCGCACGTAGAGATGGTGTGGGAGCGCGAGCAAATCCAAGCAGCAAAAGCAAAAGCTTCTTTGGATGAGGCTCTTGCCACCATCCGAAAGAACATCGCCGAACTTGATGATGAGAAAATGGCAACTATTGAGACACAGGCCGCTCGTCGTTACAAGGAAATCGAAGAGTTCATCATGTCTGCCCGGGATAAGTACGTCGCAAAAATGAAGGAACTGAACCCAGACTTTAAGTAAAGCTTCTGTCAAACTGTATGTATGGGAGCTAATAACGAAGACTTCGGCCTTGGAGCCATACACGCGCGTCTAGGCATGCTGGGTACTCAGCGCAATGACCCTAAATACTCGGGGCCTGACACTCAGACGCAGGAGTTTGAGGGCAGCAATGTCGAGGACACTACTGATGAGAACAAGTTTGCTGGAAACGCACACCGTCGGTTCTAGGAGTAAATGCTAATGGAAAAAGACAACTACGAGTTTATTGTCATCGAAAATGACGAGTACGACGAGTACGACGAAGAAGACGAGTAGTGTTTCCGTACATTGACCAAAATCAGCTGGCCCCGTACTACGAGGCCGAGATGCGTAGATATGGTCGTCAAAACATTGAGCGCGGGTATACCGGAATAGGGTACTGGTTTTACGGGTACCCCACGTATATTTCCGCTATGCAAGGAACTTCAGGCATAACTACAGCAGCGCCACCACAGGGCGACCAAGCTCAGCCAGATGCAGACTCAAAGATGGCTGGGGCTATTCTTGAAGCCGGTGCTGCAACCTCGGGGGTAAACTCCGGCGCGTCAGGAACTGCCGCCAGCTGAGGCTGTGTAACAGCCATTTTTTTGTCATCATAGAGACATGGTTTATATGGTGCCTCGCAAGCAAGTCTTGCCATTTCCGCAACGAAACCTACGCGTAGAGTTTACTTCGGCATCGTTTCCAAAATCGAAAGAACGACCATCTATCATTGGGTCTAACGGGCAAGGCCGGGGTGTTCAGGGCGAGCACAGCAACGGAGGAAATAACTCCGGAGGAAGCGATGCTTCCGAGCTGTGGCGGTCAATAAACGCTCGCCGCCAGTGGGGCGTCAAGTAACCTGTCCTCGGCTACCATTAGGAAAATTCAGCCATGATAACAATCGACTTAAGCATACTTACCTCTATTGCAGTCATTACGAGCTGTGTGATAGCGGTCCTTTCGGCGGTGGTATTCCCTATGGCTCGAAAATTTAAGACGTTTAGTAGTGGCTGGGATGACTTTATGCGCGATTGGAAGGGCGAAGACGCTGAGCCCGGGCGCGACCACGCCCCCGGTGTCATGGAGCGTCTGAATGACATTGATGGCGAGTTTAAAAAGAATTCTGGCTCCACTTTGAAGGACGCAGTAGCCCGCATTGAGAGTAAGCTTGATGAAGGCGAGACGCGCATGGCGCGCATAGAAGACCGACTACGAAAAGGCGACGAAAAGATGAGTCGCATTGAGGAAAAGCTTAACGATGGCTGACAACTTCGCAATGCCGAATCAGCAAGTCCCTATTGGAGCTAAGCCAGCAGAGTACAACTATGGCACGGGGAATGAGCTAGTCGAACGGGGAGTACAACTTGTAGGCTCCGTCCTTAACAAGTTTGGCAGTTCATTGGAAAAGCGCCGGGATGAGATTGCTAAAGGCCGTAAAGAACACATGGACGAAGCAGCGGCCAATGCTCGCGGAGACGCCCAAACCGAGTGGAACAAGATTGCTGCAAAAGGCGCCATGAAGTTTGCCACTAAAGCCATGATGGCCGATATTAACACAAACAACATTCTTCGAATCGGTGAGAGTGGGCTGGCGTCTAGCGCAAAAACCGGAAGTAAAAACGCGTCTGCAACATTTAATCCCCCTCCTGCTAATGCACAGCCTTCAGCAGTAGCGTCTCCTGCAGCAAAGCCTCGTATTAAGCGGACAGAGAGTAGAGTAGACAAACTTCCTAACGGCGGAACCGTTAGGACTACTGTGCCGATTGGTACAAAGAACATTGACGAGTTGCACAAGGCATCTTTACAAGGTCACAGCACGGCAACTCCAACCACGCCAACTCGGGCTAAGGCAACAACGCCTAAGTCCACCACACGCTCCACCGCGCCCAAACCCACTGGTAACAAGGCTCCCACAGCTAAAGCTCCGGCAGCTAAGCCTCCCGCAGCTCGCAAGCCTCGGCCACCTAAGTAACTCTCACCAACATCAATTAAGGAAGTACCACCATGTCTAAATGCGTCAACTGCACTCGCGAAGCCAACATCGTTTGGGCCGCTCCCGGAGCGGAAGAAGTGCTGTACTGCACTCGGTGCCGTCCGTCTTTTACATACAAAGAGGAGTACGTACGCTACGCTCAGCCGGTTCCTCTGGTTGAAGCACCTGTTGAAGAGCCTGCCCCCAAAACGTCAAAGAAGACGTCTAAGGGAGAAGCCCCCTCTGAAGCGCCCGCCGAAGAGACAACTGCTCCCGCAGAGGAGCCCACACCCTAAGGAGATACCCATCAAATGAAAGAAACAGACAACGTAGACGGCTATGTCGTCGCAATTGACCCAATGGACCTCCTGCAGTGCGATTCTTGCCAGTAAGTTAGTCTCATCATGCCTTAGCCCTCCTTTTGGAGGGCTTTGTGCTTATATGAGGGTATGCCTGTTATCCGTAAGTTTGCCATTCAGGGCCACGCTATTCCTAAAACGGCGCATGCTCCCAGAGGCCCCTTCCCCCCAGAGGTTATGGCGCAACCAAAAGTTTATAATGACGACTCTCAAGGGGACTCTCTTCACGAAGCTCTTGACGACGTTAGGCTGTTTCGTTGCAAGGATTGTGGGACGATTTTATATGAGGCAGAGCTTTCTGACCACGACTGTGATAAGGAAGACTAGCCTTTCCCCGACGCGTAGGGGACAATCCACTCTCTAGAGAAAGAACAAATATTATGGCAGTAAATGAAAACGGAAACCTGCTCGATGACGCAGGTAACGTAGCCGTAGATTTCGTGTGGGGCAACATCCCGCTCCAGCCGAATGACGAACGACTTGAAAATGGCGGCGCACTCCTTGACGCCACTCTCGACAGCCACGAAATTGCCTACCAAGGCTGGAATGGCTACCCCATCTACACCCCCAACGCCGCAGGTGCTGAAGGCTTGGGCTACATCGTAGTTCCTAGCGTTCTTGGCGTGGCTACAGCACTTGCAAGCCGCATCCTTACGGATGATGGGCTTACGGTCACCACAGCTGCTGGTGCAACCAACACCGCTACTCAGCCCACTCGCATTAACGTCACGACGACGACTGCTGCAACGGTTACCGTTGCTGGCGGAACTGACACATGGGCAGTTGGCACCAAGGTCACCATTACGGCTGGTACGGGTATCCCCGCAGCACTCGTTGGTACTTGGACGGTAACTGGCGGCTCAGGAAGCACCCTCGTTATCTCGGGTACTGGCTGGACTGTTGCTGACACGGGAGCTATCACGCCCGGAACTCAGCTTAAGGGTGCTGCTGCAACCATCAAGGCTCAGTCGGTCGCTGCTGGTGCTAACACGATTGCAGTCGGCGCAGCTATCACCATCACGCCTTGGGCTGCTTAGTCTCTTAGGTAGCTAATGGCTAACGCGTCTCAACGCATGCCTCCATCTCGGCCGTCACAAGCTGAGATGGAGGCACGCATGGCTGCCATCAGTGCCGGTGACCCCCGGAACAGGCTGTATGGATTCGATAGAGGAAGTGCTAAAGAGGCATACCAAATCGGGCGAGTTAGCCGCGTAACACCAACTGGCGTTCCTCGCCAAAACCCGTCAGTAAACCCCGACGTTATTGACGAGTCGTTTGCAGCTGCTTTGCCAATTGCTGCTCAGGGCGGTGAGTTTGCCCGTACTCGAACATACGGCGGGACTCTTCGTAGGTACGGTCCCTCGAGCTTTGTAACTGAAGCTTACGCCGTCCTTACGGACCAGCCCGATTCGGCAAACTACGGGCACGACGTAACCGCGGGCACGTACTACAACCCCCAGACGTATGCCAATTACGCCAAGGACCCACGCGATAATGACCAAGGTCCGGCGGCTATTACGGTACGCCCGACATCAACGTCAAACCCTCGGCGGCCACGAACTATTGCGGCAGGCTATGACCCTGACCGGCTAACTTTGACCGTCATTTTTAGAGACGGAACGTTTTACAACTACTACAACGTGGGCCGAGCAGCGTGGGATGGGTTTAAGGCGGCCACATCTAAAGGACGGTACATCCGGCAATTCCTTGACCGAAAACCTCGAGGATATGCACAAATGTCTTACTTGTCCCAGCAGGCACAAGAATTGTTCTATAGAGTTGCTCGTGCCAACCAAATTCTGTTTTCAGGAAATCAAGGGATGCGCCCACTGCGTCAACCTAAGGGCACTTCCCCTAAAGCAACTTTCGGTAAAAATCCTGCTACTGCAAACAAGAACCCCGCAAAACGACGAAAGCCATAACTTGCCTCAAGTACACAACATCGGTAAAACTCGGTTCACTCAACTTCTTCGCAACTACCGCGCTCAATGGGGCTGGCGAGTAGTTGTCCGCGGCTGGACTCAGGAGATTGAGGAGCCCTTTAGAACCGCAGAGCCCTTTATTGTGAGACTTCCGTTTCATAACGCGTTAGTATTGGGGCGTTGGACCGGCAGTCAGGAAACTGAAGAGGCCGCATTAAGTAACGCAATTCAAGGACGGGTGTTAACAGACGATGATTTTTCAGAAGAAAAAGGATGGGTCCCAGCCCCAGACCAAGCTCCAGAAGAGAGTTGGTATGATATCTACTCCAGAACTGGTGACTTGGGCTGAAAACTCCCTGTTTGTAATTGGCAAAAACGTTACCGGGTGGATGAAGACAAAAGAAGGGTTTCTTTTGGATGAGGCTGACCTTGGGGCTGAGGCGTTGTACGCAATTACGCAGGAATTGAAGAAGCGGGCCAAGTATGACTGACGACGAGCTCGAGAGTAAATTTGAAGAGATTACTCCCGAGTTTTATCAGGAAAACTACGAGACTAATGAGTTTGACGACGTCGATGACGACATGGATGAGCTCAGCCAAGAGTTTGTAAATAAACTTATTGAAAAGATTATGCACTTTATGGTGGTGCTGGTAGGCCACGACCTGCACAGCTACCAAAAGCCTTTGGCACGAAGAATCATTGAATCTGTAATCATCAACGATGGCGAAGAAGTTACCGCTCTAGCCTCTCGTCAGTCTGGAAAAACTGAGACTGTTTCAGACACCTTGGCAACTCTGATGGTCATTCTTCCGTTGCTCGCAAAGCTGTACCCGGACCTACTGGGTAAGTTTAAAGGCGGTTTGTGGGTCGGCATGTTTGCCCCCACAGAGTCACAGGCAGAAACCCTGTTCAGTCGAACCGTTACGCGGCTTACCTCAGAGCGTGCTATTGAGATTCTTGGCGACCCAGAGATTGACGACTCTGCCAAACGTGTTGGTGGCGTTACCAAAATGATTAGGCTACAGCGTTCTGGGTCCACACTGACCATGATGACGGCCAACCCTCGCGCCAAGATTGAGTCTAAGTCGTTTCACGTTGTTGTTATTGACGAGTGTCAAGAGGCCGACGACTTTACGGTATCTAAGTCAATTTCTCCCATGCTGGCGTACTACGCCGGAACCATGATTAAGACCGGTACCCCAACTACAAGCAAAAACAACTTCTACAGGGCCATTCAGCTAAATAAACGCCGAGCTACTGGCCGAGGGGCACGACAGAACCACTTTCAGTGGGACTGGAAAGACGTTGCTAAAGTAAACGAAAACTACGCCAAATTCATCAGCAAAGAGAAACTTAGAATTGGCGAAGACTCAGACGAGTTTCAAATGTCATACAACTGCAAGTGGCTGCTTGAACGAGGAATGTTTGTTACGCAGACTCTCATGGATGAGCTTGGGGATACCAGCCAAGAGCTTGTAAAGATGTGGCACAAAACGCCCGTGGTTGTCGGCATTGACCCGGCCCGTAAAATGGACTCCACCGTGGTGACTGTCGTTTGGGTCGACTGGGATAGGCCAGACGAGTTCGGGTACTTTGACCACCGCGTGCTTAATTGGCTCGAGATTCAGGGCGATGACTGGGAAGAGCAGTACTTCCAGATTGTCAACTTCTTGAGTAACTACGATGTTCTTGCCATTGGTGTAGACGCTAACGGTGTCGGTGACGCCGTGGCCCAACGACTCAAAGTGCTTATGCCCCGAGCAGAAGTCATTGCGCTTACGTCTAGTCAGTCCGAGCAGTCCAAGCGCTTCAAGCACCTCCAAGCGTTAATGCAACGCCGCATGCTGTCGTTTCCTGCCCATGCAAAGACCCGTCGACTTCGACTTTGGAAGCGGTTTACGCAGCAAATGACTGATGCAGAAATCCAGTACAAAGGGCCAAACTTTACAGTGGCTGCTCCAGATGAAACGTACGCGCACGATGACTACGTAGACTCACTGGCCATTGCTTGCTCAATGACAGTCGATTTGGTCATGCCAGAGGTTCAGGTAAGTTCTAGTGCATTTTTCTAATACTTAGAGTTTGATAACACTTTGGAGCTAAAACTTGTCAGACTTGTAATTGAAATGCGCATTTCAACATACTAAGGAGTTTCTCATGGGTATTGGACCCGCACCCGTTTTCCCGGAGCGTTCGCCTCAGTCTTACGACATGAAGGCCGCTGGCAACCTTGAGCGTCGTGGACCTCTTCGTTTCGAAGAAGGTATTGCGACTGACACGGATGTCCCCACCGATTTCCAGAAGGGAATCATGAGCGGCTTTGCTTCCGCTCCCGGTCGTCCGAACCGGAATGCCCCCGTATGGCAGAAGCCTGCCGCTGAGACCCTTGGCGAGCGTGCTCACGTTGGTTCTTGCTCTTGGATTGAGGCCCCGACGTTCCTCGGAGAGTTTGCTCACGGTTCGTTCTCGAACTACGCTGAGCAGACTGTTGAGGTCGTTGCTCGCTCGGGTGCTCGCACTCAGCGCCTCAACCCGACTGTCGTAAACGACTAGACTCTGACGAAAGGCTCCACCACAGCCCCCGTCGTTACGGCAGTGGTTGTAGTGGAGCCTCTCTCAGATTGGAGAGCAGATGTATTCGCGTAACGAACGCGGGAGCCTAGTTCACAAGGGTGACCACTCTGGTGGACACAAGGTTCCGACTAACGAGCGTCTTTGGAGCATGATTATCATGCAGGCCAAAGCTCGTTTTTCTAAGTACCCGTCCCCGGGCGCAAGCCACTGGGTGCACGACCAGTACATTAAACATGGCGGTCAGTTTGCGGATGTGTCGGTAAAGACTCGTCAAGAAAAGATGGCAAAAAAGCACTTCGAAGAGAAGAAGCGCGAACAACTCGCACGGCGGGTTAACAAACAAAAAGAAAAAGGGCGATAAGTAATGTCATTTGCAGATTTTTCGCCGCCTAGTTATAGGGCGGCATCTTCTGACCTAACCATCAGCATCTCGCCCCTTGGGCTTGTAGAACTTGCTGATGAAGAGTTTGAGGTTCACGGGCCTCGCCTAAATCGCTACTCGCTCAACTGGGCAATGTACCTCGGCCACCACTGGGGCTACCGCCGCGAGCAAGGAGAGATGCAGGTATCGTTTAACTACTACCGTGCATTCATTGACTACTTGACTCGATTTACTTTTGGTAAGGGAATCCACTTCCGCTCTCCCAAGGCAACCGAGGCGATTGTTCCGGACCGTCTCGCGCGCGTGTGGGAAGTAGACAATGACAAGCAGCGAATCTTGTTTGAGATGTCTCAGATTGGTTCAATCACTGGTGACTGCTTTGTAAAGATTGCTTACGAAGAGGCGTGGACCGACTCTATTGGGAGGTTTCACCCCGGGCGTGTCCGTATTCTCCCCTTGAACAGCGCGTTCTGTTTCCCGGAGTTTCACCCCCACGACCGGACTCGTCTGCTACGGTTTAAGCAGAAGTACCGCTTTTGGGGAACCTCTCTTGAGGGAACCCGTCAAGTTTTTACTTACACGGAGATTTTGACTGATGACATCATTGAAGAGTACATCAACGACGAGCTCATTGACTCGCGGCCTAATCCGCTTGGTGAGATTCCCGTTGTACACATCCCGAATATCCCTGTAGCTGGCTCACCGTGGGGACTCGCAGACGCCCACGACATCATCACGCTTAATCGGTCGTACAACGAAATAGCTACCGATGTCGCAGACATCATTAACTATCACGCGGCACCCGTTACCGTAATCATTGGTGCCAAGGCGTCCAATCTTGAAAAGGGTGCCAAAAAGGTTTGGGGAGGTCTGCCCAAAGACTCGAGTGTGTTTAACCTTGAAGGTGGTTCTGCTGGGCTGTCTGGTGCTATGCAGTACATGGAGACACTCAAGCGCTCAATGCACGAGTTGATGAACATCCCGGAAACCGCTCTGGGTCAAGTTCAGCCCATCTCTAACACCTCGGGTGTTGCTCTGTCTATCCAGTACCAGCCTCTTATGAACCGTTGGTCTCAAAAGACCGCACAGTATGGTGCTGGTCTTGAGAAGATTAACGAGATTATCATGCTTAATCTTGCCGTTAAAGAGCCCGAGACATTCCTGTGGAACCCGGACGAGGACGGACCCCTCAAGGAAGGCCAGTTCGACCGGCTAGACCCAAACGACCCTCTTTCGTATCAAACGTACGCACAATTTCCTCCGCCCCTACCGCTTGACAAGCTGGTTCTACTCAATGAACTTCAGCAGAAGATGGGAATGGGACTGGAGTCAAAGGAGGGCGCCCTCCGGGCTCTTGGCGAAGAATTCCCCGAAGAGAAGCTGGAAGAGATTCGTCTTGAACTTATTGAGGATGCTGAGGCCGATGGTGCACTCAACCTCATTAAGCTTCAGGTTCAGAAGCAAATCATGGACATGACAGGAATGATGTCTGGCCCCGATGGCACGGCCATTCCTATGGACCCGACCATGCTTGGCGACGGCGACACTATGGGCGATGGTATCCTCGGCCCCTCTACTACGGAATCGCAGCAAGACCCACTTACAAACACTAACGGTGTTGAGATTCAGGGTGAAGCAGAAATCCGAAACAAGCTTGTTACTGATGCGTACGGAACAAAGCTTCCGTCTCGTCGAGCAGTTGACAGGGACAAGTAAATAATTTCCTGAAATCATTGATTTTAGGAAGACAAGTTAATCTTTCGTAGATTGACTTGTGTTACATCAGTCAGGTCATGTGTCACTAATTCGGAAAACGACCAAGAGAATGAAAAGAGAATCATAATGGATGAAAACACAGAGGTTGCGGCCGACCCCGCCACCGATGCACCGCTCATTACCCCGGAATTGACTCCCGAAGAGAATCCCTTCCCCGCCCAGTTCACAGCAGAAGATATCAAGAAGGCTCGTGAGCAGGAAAAGCAGAAGGTGTACTCCACAATGGAGAAGATGAAGGAAGAACTTGCTCAGCTCAAGCAGCAGGAGCAGGAACGCGCGAGCAGGGAAGCTGAGCGTCGTGCACAGCGTACCGCCCGTGAGGCCGAAGCAGCCAAGAAAAAGGCTGAAGAGGCTGAGCAAGAGATGGGTATGAAGGAACTTCTTAAGAAGAAAGAAGAAGAACTTCAAGCTCAGATTGACGCCGAACGCGCAGCGCGTGAAGCAGCACTTGCCCTTCTTGAGCGAGAGCGTGAATATCAGGACTTGCAGGCCTACCGCCAGCAGCGTCTTGAGCAGGAGCGCGAAAATATTATTCCTGAGTTGATTGACCTCATTCAAGGAAACACCAAGGATGAAATTGAATCCAGCGTTTCTCAGTTGAAAGACAAGTCAACTCGAATTTTCGAATCAGTGGCCTCAGCGTCACAGCAGACTCGGAAAGAAATGGTCGGAGCACGCATTACCGTTCCGGCAAACGGACCCCTCGATAATGACTCGGACTCCCAGACGGCTTCTCCGGATGCACTTCGGAATATGTCGATGGCAGAGTATGCCAAAAACCGAGACAAGCTTCTCGGCTCTACCGGTACAAATCGCGGTCAGGGATTGTTCGGTTAATCCACAACCTCTAACCTCTTAAGGAGAAAACTATGGCATCCGCCATTACCGGTTCTGGGCAGCTCGCTTCTGCTCCTACCGCTTACTCTGGCTCCAACAGCCAGCTCTCGCAGGCCATCCAGACCATCTGGTCCAAGGAAATCCTGTTTCAGGCAATGCCCATCCTCCGCTTCGAGCAGTTCGCTGTAAAGAAGACGGAACTTGGTGTTGCTCCCGGTCTCCGCGTGAACTTCCTGCGTTACAAGAACTTCTCGGTTGACCCGACCCCCCTCACTGAAGGTGTTCGTATGACCACGAACGCACTGACGGCTGAGCAGATTGCCATCACCGTTGCTGAGCACGGCTACGCAGTTGCAGTTTCCGAGCTGCTGCTGAACGCCTCGTTCGACGACATCATGGCTTCGGCTTCGCGTCTTCTCGGTCGCCACATGGCTCAGTACCTCGACGTACAGGCTCGTAACACCCTGTCGGCTGCCACCTCGGCTGTCTTCGGTTACGACCGCTCTGGCTTCTCGGCATCGACCACCTTCAACACCTACGCTGAAGGTACGGTTGGTACGGGTATCTCGAGCCTCGACGGTAACCACAAGCTGACGACCGGTACCATCAAGGACGCTGCTCTTACCCTCGCCGGTAAGAACATCCCCCGCATTGGTGAGACCTACGTCATGTTCATTCACCCCAAGCAGTCGCGTGACCTCCGCTCAAACCCGGAGTTCATTGAAGTCACGAAGTACGCCGCCCCCGGTAACTTCATGCTTGGTGAGATTGGTCGCCTCTACGACGTTGTGTTCATCGAGACCACTCAGGTCAAGCTGCTCGCTGCGAACGGCACGTACACCACTTCGACCAACGTTGGCGTTCCTGCTAACGCTGGCGTGGTTCCGGTCAAGGCGAACACCGCCCCCGGTCAGGGTGGTAACCCTACGTCGGCTGACTTCACGGCTGAGGCTGGTTACCTTACCTCGGCTACCGGTAACACGGCTGACGTGTACGAGTCCATCATGATTGGTGACAACGCGTTTGGTCACGCCATCAGCCTTCCGGTTGAGCTCCGTGACGGTGGCGTTCTCGACTTCGGTCGTGAGCACGCTCTCGCATGGTACTCCATCTGGGGCCTCGGTGTCATCACCGACCAAGCTATCGTTAAGGCTTACACCAACTAACGACTGCTTCATCGGGGGGAGGGCTTCGGCTCTCCCCCCAACACAAAATTAATACAAGGAGAAATGAAATCGTGGCAAACCTTCCCACCAGCCCGTTGGATGCAACGGGCGCAGCTGCCGAGAAGGCAGCTAAACAAAACGCAAAGGCCATTAAAGAGCGTGCAGACGAGATTTCTATCAGCCGCGCTCAGGAGGCCATTGAGTTGGAGACTCAAGTCTTCGACCCTAAAAGGCCTGACCAGCCCATCCTTATTGATGAGGTTGTAGAAGTTGGCGTATCGGTCAACAACGATAAGGTCATTATTCGGACCATTACGGATATTGAAGAAATGACCTATGGTGTAGGAAACCACTACACCTTCAAGGCTGGAGTAAAGTACTCCGTCCCTCGAGATTTGGCAGCATATCTGGAACAGCTCGGATACGTCTGGGCTCCCGGAGGCTAGTCCTACCAAACGGTCCCCCTGCAGGTTCTCGCCCTCCTCCCTGCAGGGGGACTTCTCTTTGCCCTGTATTTGCGCGCATAATCCGGGAACATAGATACAGAGGAATACGGAGATTTTGTGGCTGACATTAATGGTTTGATTAGCAAGGTCCGCCTAGAACTGGGCGACCTAGGCAAGTCTTTTGCAACCCAGTTTGTTTCTGATGGAACAACTGGGCGCTTTCAGTTGCACTACGCACCGTGTGACCCGGCAAGCGTCACGGTGATTGCCGACGGGATTGACGTATCTTCAGATTCGTACGTAGAGGCCTCTACCGGAGCTTTGGTAGTGACACTCACTAACGCAGAGTACCCCGCGCTGGTTAACTCCGGAGAGACTGTGCCGAAGTCGGGTGTTGAGTTTCTTGTTAGTGGTACGTATTTTAGGTATTTTACAAACGCAGAACTTACAACACTTGTCACGGACGCCGTTGAGCAGCACAGCGCAAAGCACGTTGATGCTATTGGTCGTAAAATCGTAGTCAGCAACTTGCCCACCATTGAAGAGTACCCAGTGGCTGTGTACGCCACTACCCTAGCGCTGTATACGCTAGCTACAGATGCAGCGTTTGACATTGACATTCAAGCTCCCGATGGCGTGACCATTCCTCGAGCCGAGCGTTACCGCCAGCTCATGGAGATGATGCAAACTCGTCAACAGCAGTACCGGGACCTGTGTGTGCACCTCGGCGTTGGTCTGTACAAGATTGACGTATTTTCTTTGCGTCGAATCTCCAAAACCACAAACCGGTATGTCCCCGTGTACAAGCCACAAGAGGTGGACGACCGGTCGTTTGCCCAGCGTGCGAGAATGTCTCTGCCTACGTATGGTGCTCAGCCAATTCCTTTCCCAACAGAAAACGGAGAGCTCACGGCTTACCAAGGACGCGCTTTCACTACCGACCTTACTCTTACAGCCAAAAACTACGCAGGAAAGACGTTTGTTGCAAACATCGTTTTGCAACGAGGTTCTTTGCAAATTGTGCAGGGCTTTGAGCTTAACGTTAACTCTAGCCTTCCAAACTTTGCGATTACAAATGCGGCTCGAACAGCAGGCAGCACAAACATCACGCTAACAACACCATACACGCACAATCTTACGGTTGGCACTTCCGTAGTAATCACTGACGTAGATGGAACCGTAAACGGAACACGGACGATTACGGCAGTTACCTCTACAACATTCACGGTAACGGGAACCGCAACTACCGTATTGGCGTTGAGTGCTCTTACCGGAACGGTAGATGTAAACGCCAACCAAAACTACATATTTACGATTTCTCTTACTGCGGACCAAACGCGCTACCTTGCAAACCGCACTTGGTGGGAAATCCGTGCCATTGACCCATTCACTGACGAGAGTCTCGTTATTTACGAAAGCAACTTCTTTACAGTCAGGGCAAGCGAGGTAATCCTCTAATGCCAGAATTGCCAAAAGACATATTTCTATTAAAGTTTGCCCCGAGTGTCGACTACCCTACCCGTCCTGCGGTGGTGCTTCCTATAAATGGTCCGCGCTATCCTGACAGTGCAGAATACCAGTAAGGATAACTATGCCTGCTCCTACAAGAACCATTATTCAGCTTCGTCGCGATTTGGCGGCAAACTGGACAACCAATGGCCCAACTTTGGCTGCCGGAGAAGTTGGCTTTGAAACCGACACTAACAAGTTCAAGCTTGGTGACGGAACTACGGCATGGGCCTCGCTGCCGTATGCCCCCGCGGGACTGACTTACCTAACTACCTCAGGAACTACGTCAACAGTAGCTGTGGCCCGTGCCACTAACCTTGCTGGCGGAGGTGCTGGACAGGTGCCGTACAACACAGCTGCAAACACCACAACCTTTTTGGCTGCAGGAACTTCTGGACAGGTTCTTCTGTCAAACGGAGCTGCTGCCCCTTCGTGGGGGCTTCCTCGACTTGACCAGCTGGCAACCACTACAGCAACTCAACTCCGCGGGATTATTAACGGTACAACGGGAACCGGTAACGCGGTGTTTGCTTCGGACCCAGCACTCACCTCTCCAGTCATTTCTACAAGCCTTATTGTAAACGGGGCATCTGCTGGTGTAACCACAATTACAGCAAACGCTAGCGGCACTGTCGCGCTGGCCCTTCCCGCAACTAGCGGAACTGTAGCGCTTGCCGGAGATGTCACCACCAACTTTGTTTCTAAGACAAGCGCAACTACACAGACTCTCACTGCAAGTTTGACGGTGCCTTCTGGTAAGGTCCTGACAACCGACGCACTAACAGCTTCTGGCACAGTTACTCTGTCTGGCTCGAGCGGCGCGTCTACTGGTGTGGCTAAGATTAACGCTTCCGGAGTAGTTACTGGCGGTAACTTGGTTACTCTAAGCGCTGCTGGACAGGAAGTAACTGGAATTCTTCCGCTTAACCGAGGCGGAACTGGTGCAGACACCGTGGCCGGTGCCCGTGAAGGCCTTCGTATTTTTGTACAAGCCACTACACCCACACCTGCTGGCGGAGCTGCAGTAGGCGACCTCTGGTTCTGGTGATTTAGGTGGTTGCATACTCAGGCACTAATTCATCAACAATAAACAACTACACCCTTCAAGTAGATGTATCCTCGGACTCTGCTTTTTACAACGCAACAACCAACACGAGTACCGTGTATTACACGGTATACCTTAGCTCAGGAGCAAACTCTTTCAGCGACTATGCTTCTGCGGCAGTTCGCGGCAGTGGCAACATCACGCAACGTTTTGACGACCAGTTACGCTCATTGGGGCAAAACAGCAGCACTGCCATATTTTCTTCGGCGTATACGGTAACTCATAACTCAGACGGTTCGGCAATTGCCACTGTAGACGCATACTATGTTACTGCGGGTCAAATTCCATCATACGCAGTTAGGTTTACTTCATACACTGCGGCAGCGACAATAACTCTATTTAATGCGGTCCGACAACCCACCACTCCTACGCTTACGGTAACTCGCCCGAAGGCCGGAACCGCCGCTACTGGAACAACAATCAGGCTTGAGTGGACTGCCTCAACGCCGCCATCGGGAACAGCAGCGAATGGAACTGGGAATGGGACCTCAGCCATCAGTTGGTACGAGTACCGATACAGTACCGATAACGCAACGTGGACTACCTACAATCTGAATAATGTTAATGGTCTCGGCACGACTAGAACTGCAGATTTTGGGCCAACAGCCCCTATTACTGTTGTTCCGGGAACCGTGTACTATTTCCAAGTACGCGCCTATGCTAGCAACTCCGAGGGGTACGGCCCTTGGTCGGCAAGCAGGGTAGCTTACGCGGCCCCAACTATTACTTCGGTTACCTCTGTGGGAACTACAGCCTCCGTAGTAGTGGCTGCACCGTCTTCAAATGGCGGCTCTGCGATTAGTTCGTACACAGTAGAGTACAGCACTGACTCTGGGTTTGGTGGGACACCCAGCTCAGTAACGATAGCAAGCCCGGGTACAGCAACCATTACCGGTCTTCTTCCGGGAAGAACCTACTACTTTCGTGCAAGGTACACTAACGCTGCATCGGTGACTTCGCCATATACTGCCACAAGCTCGGCTTTTATTTCTGCGTATGGACGCCGTTACGCTACTTCTGGCTCAATTACTAATGTCACAACTACTGCACGAACTGCAACAATAACTAGCGTTTTTGGAACTGAGTTTGGTACTGATTTTACAACTAGCGCTGCTCACGGTTTTTCTACTGGACAGACCGTAATCGTCTCTGGAATTGCAGCCCCTTATGACTACCTGAATCAAACGTACACAAACGTTAGCGTTTTTGGCGTCGATTCGTTTAGCACGGGGGCAAATAATGAAGGACTAGGAACTGTTTCTATTAGTGGCACAGCTGTCAGTGTTGGGGCTGCCACCTACACTGCTTCAAACGAGTTTTCAGCAGGTAACACAGTGACCATTACGGGCGTAAATCCAAGTGCATACAACTTGACCAACGCAACAATTACATCAGCAACTGCTAGCCAATTTGTAATTACAAGCTCTGCCCAAGGAACTTACTCCAGCTCTACTGGTACGGCAGTTGGTTGGGTGAGAATGCTTACGGGGCAGAGATATGTGGCAGACACCGGAAGCGGCAGCCCGGGATGGGTAACGATTGCTACTGCCCAAAAGTTTACCGCAGGTGCATGGACACCGTTTAGTTAGGATGCAGGATGCGTGGGATTAAGCTTCAAGGCCGATTCAACATGGATTACGAAAGTAAATCCATGTATGAAGGTATTGCTGACGACCTTGGCGGCACTGTCGGTCAAGAGGTTGACTGGTACGAATGGTCCGAAGAGTACTTTGAGCAGAACTACTCGACTGTTGTAGATGACGTATACGATGTATCCAATGCGTCTTTTGATACCAATAACCGGGCCAATGGCCGCCGCTGGGCAAAGCCATTCAAGTTGCCCACTGTTATGGCGCAGCTAATCCGTTCAAGCAACGTAATGAATGAACGCGGTTTCTATGTCACGGATACTCTTCGGCTGGTGGTTAACGTTGGAGACATTGAGCGCCTGATTCCCGGAATGATGACTGTGCCCAGCACGCACATTAAAGACCGAGTGATTTACCGCAACCAAGTGTTTGTCCCGACCCGCGTTCTTCCACGCGGCTCTTTTGGTTACCAGTACGCCGTTGTCACCATTGACTGCAACCAAGTCAATTCCGAAGAGCTGGTCAACGACCCGCAGTTCCAAGCGTATGCTCTGCCTGCAACTACAGAACCCCGTTTGTCAATTTATGGAGCCGGAGAATACGGTTCCGGAAAATATGGAGATTAGAAAATGCCTCTTGTAAAACCTACTATTGGTCAAAGTAACTGGGGGGCTGCCCTCAACACTTGCCTTGACTACTTAGATAAAGACACCGCACTGTCGGTAGCCAATGTCACGACTCCCGTCACGACCGCCACCTTTACCGTGCCACAAACTGCCAAGTTTGTTACGTTTAACTCTGCTTCGGCGATTGCAGTGACACTGCCAAGTGCCTCAGCATTTCCCGGTCGCACGTTGGGTTTGAAAACGATTAACACAGGCGCAGTAACCTCGGCCTCTTCTAACGTAATCCCGTTGGCAACCACCACTGCTGCGGCTACGCTCTTCTCCGCCAACACAGCCGGTAAGTGGACAACCATAGTTAGTAACGGAACTAACTGGGTAATTATGGCGCAGAACTAAAGTGCCGTTTAAATCGCAACGCCAACGAGCGTGGATGTACGCAAACAACCCAAAGATGGCGGCACGTTGGGAAGCCCACACTCCAAAAGATAGGCCGCTTCCTGAGAAGAAATCAGGCGGCCAAGAAACAAAGAATACCCGGACAAAAAAAGGGAGAAGAAGTAGTGTGTAACGGTAACTGCACTTGCGGAAAAGGTAAACGGTAATGGTTGAAAAAAAGAAGGCCAAGTCTCGAGTCAATGAGGCGGGTAACTATACGAAACCTGCTCTTCGAGAGCGCCTGTTCAAAAAGATTAAAGCCGGTACTAAGGGCGGAGACCCCGGAGAGTGGTCTGCTCGCAAAGCCCAACTGCTGGCCTCAGAGTACAAGAAAGCAGGAGGTGGCTACAAGTAATGGCTAAAGCAGCCTCTCAAAAGTCCCTAGATAAGTGGACAAGAGAAAAGTGGACTACGTCTGATGGTAGTCCCTCTAAAGGTAAGAGACGGTATCTTCCTGCAAAAGCTTGGGACGCCCTAACCCCCGCAGAAAAAGCAGCCACTAATCGCGCAAAGGCGAAGGGTGACGGAGGAAAGTCGGGTAAGCAGGTTGCTCCTCAACCTAAAAAGATTGCTGAAAAAACCGCCAAGTATAGAAGGAGCAGCTAATGGCAAGTGAAGCATGGCAGAAAAAAGTTGGTCAGAATGCTAAGGGTGGCCTTAATGAAAAGGGCCGTAAGTCCTACGAACGGGCTAACCCCGGCTCTGACTTGAAAGCCCCGGTAAAGTCTGGCGACAATCCTCGCCGAGCGTCGTTCTTGGCCCGCATGGGTAACATGCCCGGTCCAGAGCGCAAGCCCAACGGGGAACCCACACGTCTTCTCTTGTCACTTCAGGCATGGGGAGCATCCAGTAAAGCTGACGCCAAAAGTAAGGCCGCAGCAATAAGCAAGCGTCTTGACGCTAAGAAGGGTAAGAAATAATGGCAATGTGCAAGTGTGGCAAATGTGCTGCGTGTAAAGCCCGTGCAAAGAAAGACGCCCCCACGGGAAAGAACGCAAAGCTTGCTTCGATGTATGGAGACAAAAAGAAAATCACCCGTGGCGATGTTATTACTGCCGCCAAGATGAACAAGAAAAAAGGTAAATAATGGCAATGTGTAAGTGTGGTACGTGCGCGGCTTGTAAGAAGCGTGCAGCCGATAAAAAGAACAAGCCCTATATTGGTTCATCTGCTGATAAGAAGCAGGATGCCAAGACGACGAAGGGCATGACCCCTGCCCAGAAGGCAAAGTTCAACAAAGAAGACGCCAAGATGGACAGGAACACCAAGCTCACCAAGGCGCAAGACACTAAGAAAGACAACGCTCTTGCCAAGAAGATTAAGGCTGGTAAGAAGTAGTTTTAAGTAAAACGAGTTAGCCCCGCTAAATGCGGGGCTTTTCTCTATCCTTAAAGTGTAGGTAATCCGTGCGGACCCTATACAGCTTCGGCTGGCTTGCGTGCCTCGAAAGGGGATTTGAATGTTTACCGCTACTTGTCATGCAGGCGTCTCAACATTCATCCCCGTTAGTGCAGGTGCCAAGTGAAGCGCATACAAGAAGGCCTTAAACGAGCCGCGCATGAAACTGCCGTGTACATGACCGCAGACTTGCAAAACCGCGCGCACGAGCACGGCTGGGACGAAGACGTTGCCAGCAGTATTCGCGTGCACTACGAGGACGGCAAATTTAAAGCAAAAGTCTCACCGGAGCACAGTGACCGTGCGTTCAGGCACGAGTACGGGGATGAGAACAACCCCCCAAAAGCTACGGTGCGTAGGTATGACAACTCATCCTCTGCCGAAGAGGCCTACCTAATTAGCCTGCACAAGCATGTTCTGGGAGGGTTGTTTTGACATTTCTAATCTCTGAAGATGAGGCCCTTCGAAAGAAGCTTCAAGGAATGACGGTAACTGACCAGAAGTCAGAGGGGGACGGCAATCCTCGCTCGGTAGGCGTTTGGTTTGGGCAGCCTGACCAAGAAATTCGTTCACAGGGGTATCCGTACATTACGATTGATATGTTGGATATTCAACGTGACCAAGCCCGTGAAATGCGTGGAATTGTGTCGCCGTGGTACCTCGACCCAGAAACCCCTAATGCTGATGGCTTTGACATCCAGCTGCCTATTCCGGTAACTATCGATTACCAGATTACGTCGTATGCGCGACACCCGCGCCACGACCGAGCTATCGTGAGCCAGTTGCTTCACGAGAAGTTCCCCATAAGATTCGGCTACCTATCTGTAGACACAGGAAAGGTAGACGGGGAGGGCAACCCCCAACACACACTTCGTCGTTTGGACATCATGGATGTCAATAAACGCGATGTCACGGAACAAGCAAAGCGGTTGTTTGTAAATGTAATAACCGTACGTGTTTCTAGTGAGGTATCGGTAGATGCAGCACGACGAATCTACGAAGTCACATCTATCGACATAACTACTCCATCATCGTACCTGTCGCTAAATGGCGGCCGTCCCGGCGACCCGTACTGGGTAGGTATTGATGAAATCCACATCGCCTAATATTTGGTCCCCCCACAATACTCATCTAACTAAGGAGAAACAATGGCCGCATATGGTCGCCCCGGCGTTTACATCACGGAACGTCTTCTTCCTGCCCCCATCTCGTCCGGAGGTGGCACGGCTGCGGCTGGAGCCGTCATCTGCAGCTTGGGACAGGGCCCCACGGATATTACTCTTGTAAATTCGTGGTACGAATTCACTCAAACTTTTGGTGGATACGACCTCAACTACCCCGCAACTTTTGGCATTGGGCAGTTCTTCAAAAGCGGTGGAAATGAGCTTTACGTCCGTCGCGTTCTTGCATCGGATGCAGTTGCTGCCAGTATGACTATTGCGGCTTCGGCAGGTACTGTAGGTACCATCACTGCTCGCGCCAAGGGTGTTGACGGGAATAAGCTTGCTGTTCAGTTTATTCAAGTAGGGTCTAGTGCCTACTACAATGTCATTGTCAGCAAGGACGTTGGAACAACTGCCGATGTAGTTCTTGAGCAGTATGACAATGTCATGTTCGATAACGACCCTGTTACAGGCGACTTTATTGTAGATGTCATTAACAATGCCTCGGCCTACATTACGGTGACTGTCAGTGACCAGACCAAGGTTCCTAGCGTAACAACTCCGGTTGGCTTTACAAGCGGCGCTAATGGTGCGGGGCTTGCAACAGCCGACTTTACGTCTGCGCTGGCCGACTTTAACGCGCTTGACCGTCCTCTTGTTATGTTTAGCCCAGAGCTTCACCGCCAAACGTTTGCTGCGGGTGGCGCAACTACGGCAGCAACTGTCTTAGACACGATAATTTCGTATGCTGCAACTGCAACCAACGTATTTGTGGTTGCCGAAACGGCGCCAGACTTGTCGGTAGCTTCCGCAATTACTTACGCCGATGGCCGTGCAAACCAGAGCAATGTCGCAATGTACTACCCCAACGTTTTCATTGCTGACCCGTTTGGTCGGAATGCTACGTCGGTCCGTAAGTGCGGTCCTGCAGGTTCTGTGGCTGGGTTGTACATTGCAACTGACCGGGCTCAAGGGCCGTTCAAATCGCCTGCCGGTTTGCGCACCGAGCTTGGTGGCGTAGTTGCTCTTGAACGCCGCTTTACGTCAGCAGAGTTGGATACCCTTAACTCCAGCAGCTCGCCGGTAAACGCAATTCGCGATATCCCCGGCGCAGGTGTAGTGGTTATGGGTGCTCGCACCCTGCTGCAGGATGGAACGGCTAACCGTTACGTCTCTATGCGACGCTCGCTTATTCACATCCAAAAGCAGCTCAAAGACCTTACGCAGTTTGCTATGTTCGAAAATAACGACTCCAACCTGTGGGGCCGGATTCGCACAACGCTGAGTGTGTTCTTGAACGATTACCGCAATATTGGCGGCCTTGCTGGAACCACCCCTGATGAGGCTTTCTTTGTCAAGTGTGACCGGGAAAACAACCCGGACTCTGATATTGCACAGGGAATCGTAAACATCGAGGTTGGGGTTTCGCTTGAATACCCTGCTGAGTTTGTTGTCATCACTCTCAGTCAAAAGACTGCAAACTAACCGAAGGAGAAATAAATAATGGCAACCATTATTAACAACCGGTCAAATCTTGCGACCGACCCGATTAGGAACTTTCGGTTCCTCGTCAGCTTCAAACCGCACAACTCCAACCAACTGAACTTGTACGGTGGAGCAGTGCCGATTGGGTTTACCTCAATCTCTGGTCTGTCAGTAACCACTGACAGCATCCCCTACCGTGAAGGTGGGTACAACACGACGGTTCACCAGATTCCGGGACAGACCACGTTCTCACCAATTAGCTTGCAGCGTGGTGTAATTCTTGGTTCAAACCAGAACTGGGAATGGATGCGTAAGTTGTTCCGTACGGTACAGGCTGGTGGAAGCACCGACCTCATCACGGACTTCCGCGCTGACCTCGAGATTCAGGTTCTTAGTCACCCCATTGCGGGGGCTAACCCCGGAGACCCGACAGCTACGCCCTACGGCGACCACGTTGCCCTTCGTTTTCAGGTTTACAACGCATGGATTACCTCCGTTGCGTACTCTGACCTTAACGCGGGTGACAACGCCATCTACGTGGAGCAGATGACTCTGGTTCACGAGGGCTTTGATGTCAACTGGGCTCCGGACTTCAACACCTCGGCACCTGACTTTGACACTAACTCGTCAGCCGCAGTAACCCGGGTAGCCACAACTCGCGCGAAGGCTAACCCCCGCGCCCGGGCGACCCAGCTCCAGCGCACAACAATCGGCTAACACCTAAACCAAAAGGACTAAATAATGGATACAAATAGTTTAAAAGCAACTGACAACCCAACACTGGCCAATGAGCTGGTTGCGCAGGCAATTGCTGACCCGACACAAGATGAGCCACAAGAAGTAACTATTGAACTTCCTTCGGACACTCTGGTAGACCTTCCCGGTGGGTACATCACCACAGAGGGGGAGGTCTACCAGACCGCAGAAGTTCGAGAGCTCAACGGGCGCGACGAAGAGGCGTTGGCCAAGGCGTCTACCTTGGGACGCATGCTCAACATTGCCTTGAGCCGCGGCGTGGTGTCTATTGGCGGCAAGCCCGCTACCGAGAACATGTTGGACGGCATCCTCTCGGGTGACCGAGACGCTCTCTTGCTGGGAATCTACAAGGTAACTTTTGGAAACCCAGCAAAACTGGCTGCGTACTGTGGCGGATGCTCAGAGTACAAAGACATTGAAGTAGACCTAAATGCGGATATTAAAACTCGTATTTTGGTTAACCCCAAAGAAGACCGCGAGTTTACGGTACAAGGATTGAAGAGCACGTACACCGTTCTGCTTCCTAGCGGAGCTGTTCAAAAAGAAATGAACATGCTTGAGGATGCAAACATCCCTGCACTAAGCTCCATTCTTCTTAAAGGAACGGTAATTGCTATTAACGGTTCCCCGGTGTATAGCCCTGAACAAGTGCAGAGCATCGGTATTCGTGACCGTCGAAAAATCAGTGAAGAGATTGCTGAAAGAAACCCCGGCCCAAAGTTCGAAGACATCACAGTAGTGTGCCCGGACTGCGAGTCCGAGGTGGTGGTTCCGATTAGCATCGGAGCTTTGTTTCAGCTCTCGTAATAAGTCTTACGGAGAAATACTTACGGAATGGGTAGCCCTTACTCGGGCCTTTACCGGGTGGACTCTCACAGAAATTCAGAACCTGTCATTCCGCGAACGTAAAACGTGGTTAGACATTGCCAAACATAGTTAAGGATAAGTACGCACATGGCGGATGAGGTCACTAACGGGCTAAATAAGGCCAGTGCGGCCATTGACAAGCAGACAGTCAAGGTAGAAAAGCTTGTCAAAGAGTATGAAGAGCTTGCTCAAGCTGTCTACAAGGCTATGGGCGGTAGCGGAAAAATTGGTGGCGGAGGAGGCTCCACTGGGCCCATGATGCCCGGGGGCACTTTTGCGAACATCGCTCCGCCTTCCGGGGGTTCTGGAATGGGCGGCATGGGCGGCATGGGAAGCCTCCTCCCGGGGCTACTCTCAGCCGGTATTGCCGCAGGTGTAGGAGTTTACCAAGGACGGTTTATGGGAATGCCTGACGTTCAGGCAACCATGAACAGGGCCACCTCGTCCTATAATGCCGGTATTTCAATGGGCATTGGCGGAAGTGGAATGCGAGGCATGCAGTCCTCAACCCTTTCTGCAATGTCAGGCGGGTTGACTGCCAAAGGCAATGACGCCATGGTTTCAGAGTTCCTTGGTTCTCGAGGCATGAACTACAATGCCAACCCTAACTCGACGTATATGCAAACTGTTCGCGGAGTTAGCAACTCGGCCAAGTACTTGAACATGAGCAACGAACGTTCAATGGCGGCCATTGAAGGCCTTACCAGTGGCGCTACATCTAGGTCTTTGCTTAATAACCTTGGTATTTATACATCAGATGTATCTACTGGTAAAGAAAAGGGTCAGGCGCAAATCTTTAATGAGATTTCAAACCGACTTACTGCTGGTAGGGGCGCCTTCTCTGTAGAAGATGTAAACGACTCATTCCGCAGAGGAAACCTTGGGGCATCTTTGTCAGGCATGGGCCTGTCGGATGACCAACAGCAAATGTTCAAACAGTTCATGATTGCCAAGGCTCAGGGCAAAACCATGGACTTGTCTGACGATGCGGCTATGGCTGATTTGGCCAAAACTTCTGGGTTAAACCCCGCAACTATGGGCTACAAAAGCAATACGTATGATACACAAGCAATGGCTGTTGCCCAAGAAAACTACACCAAAGCAATTCAAGACATCCTTCCGCATTTAGAAAGTCTTAGCAAGACAGCCGGTGAAGCTGCTGCGGGGGTTGAGGGCCTTGCAAAAGCCACACTATCCTTTATGCAGGGCAACCAAGCTGGCGCAGGAGATGTCTTTGGAAAAATGGCCATGCTTAGCGCAGGCGGTGATGTTCTATCCACAGCTGTTGGTACCGCTATGGGCGGCGGATTCGGTGGCGGTGGCGGTGGCCGCCGCGGTGGTGGCGGTGGGGGTGGAGGCCGACGTGGCAGCAACAAGCTTCCTCCGGGTTACACCGAGGTAAGCCCCGGTAGATTTCGAAACGATAAAACCGGCCAGTTTGCCGCTGACCCGCGTACCGGAGCTAGTAACTCTAAGTACTTGGCTCCGGCCGACCAAACACCTAAAGATGGTGCGCCTAAACTTGGAGCGGGTCGTCAAGTCCTTAAAACAGCGGGCCAGCTCGGTAAGGGCATGGGAATTGCTGGCGCTGTCATTGGAGGCTTGACGCTTGCTGACGACATCGCAAACGGACACGGCTGGGGAACCAAGCAGTTCAGCACTGATATGGGCTCAACTATCGGCGGAACTGCCGGTGCAGTACTCGGCGGTGCGCTCGGCACGTTTCTTGGTCCTGTGGGTACTGTTCTTGGTGGTATGGCAGGCAGCTACGTAGGTAGCTGGCTCGGCGGTACAATCGGCGGCATGTTTGGTACAGGTGGAACTAACAGCACCATTAGTGGCAGTCAACCCACAGGCAGTGGTGCTGGAAACAAGCTGAGCTTTATTATGCCTGTTAATGGCAACATCTCTAGCGGGTTTGGGCCGAGGACTCCTCCGGCTCCGGGGGCTAGCAGTTTCCACGATGGAATTGACATTGGCGCTGCTGAGGGCGCGGCCATCGGTGCGTCAGCCGAGGGTGTTGTAACTGTCGCGGGGGACAAGGGCGCATACGGTAAGTACATTGAGATTAAACACCCCAATGGTTACATCACCTTTTATGCTCACCAGTCCCGCTTTGCTATTGGTGTAGGCGCAAAAGTTCGTCAAGGCCAGTTGATAGGTTACGTAGGAAACACTGGAGTGTCTACAGGCGCACACCTTCACTTTGGTATGCACGACGAAAAGGGCGCAAAGATTGACCCCTTGAAGGTTATTAGTGGCGGTGCTCCAAGTAGCATGAGTGGCGCTGAGGGCAGCAAGGGGTTTGTTTCCGGTGGAGGCGCAGTAGCCAAGGACTTAAACTCGCTGATTGACTCTCGAGCCAAGGTGGGTGCTGAACGAGTCGGCGGAATATCTGGCGCTAATGGTGGAATGGCAAGAGGCGCTGCTCCCGGTGGCTCGGCTGGTGGCAACAACCTCATGGTAGGAAATAGTCAGCAAAACCTTGTGAGCAACAACCGCATGGGAATCTACCTGCCCGGAGCACCTCGAGCCAAGCAGGGAGACTCTTATGTCGCCCAAGACGGCCCCGTCAACGTGCACGCTGGTGAGGCCATCCTTACCTCACAACAGGCAGACACATGGCGCAAAGCTCTCCAAAGCGGAAAGCTTGGCGGAAGCGGCGGGAACAACGTCACAATTAACGTTACTGTTCAACAAGCCTCTGAAGCAGAGGCCAAACGATTGGCAAAGATGGTTAAAGAATACATTGACCAAGATGACATGTTTAGTCAGATGGGAAGTTCATAATGGTATTTTTAAAACCGTGGGAAAACCCAAGACTGACATTCGTCAATTATCGAATGAATACGGGCAAACCGCCGCCGCCCAAATACGACCCCGCTAAAGGCACAGGGTTTCGCCCCGACGGAACCGCCGTTGGTCGAGGCGGCACGTACTTTAACGGCATCGGCGTCGCCGGGACCGGAGCCGACATTGAGGCTTGGAAGAAAAAGTGGAACGCTGCTGGCGCGGCCTTGAACGCCGCCGGACCAGCGTTGACCGAGCTGTATAACCAGCGGGTTGCCGCCGCGGGTGGTGGTGGTGGTGGTGACTCGGCTCCGGCCCCCGCACCCGTTGTTTTGAACTACGACGACAAGAAGTTTTCGTACAATATTGGGTGTGTACGGGATGCGTACTTCAGTAAACGACAGTCTTTTCATCAAGCATTGACTCCCAACGCTAAGGGTTCGATTAAAGACAGCCCAGTGACAATAGCTTCTTCTGAAGAACTCTGGTCAAGAGCAGGGACCAATAAAGGAATGATTACCCTGTTTATGCCCAAGGATACGGGCATGGGGCTAGACGCCGTGACGCCCGTTGAGGGAAGCCCATATTCGCCTAAAGAGTGGGAAAAGTACGGATTTCAATTTCACTACAACCCAACCAGCATTGACATGGTGTACTCTGGCGCGCCAAACACAGACGCTGCTTTGGAGATGTCTGGTCAAGAAAAGTTTAACCTTATTGGTGCGCAAGTCAGCCAGAGTACGCTTGCGCTAGACATTGTGTTGAATCGTGTAGCGGACATGAAGTATTACGACGAAAAAGGAAGAATTAAAGCGAGTGTACCCGACCGCAACAATTTGTATGCGCCCAGATTTCCCAGCCCTACTGAACAACTTGAAATATATAAAAAAGGCACAATGTACGATGTAGAGTTTCTGCTTTCTACGGTTATTGGCTACAAAATAGAAACCAAGTACCGCGGCCGAACGGCAGATGTTGGTTGGCTCAGTGGCCGACCAGTGACTCTAAATCTTGGAAAAGGACTAAAGTATCTTGGGTATATTAATGCTTTTAGTGTAAAGCACGTTATTTTCAATGAAAAGATGGTTCCTGTGTTTTCTACACTTAGCCTAAACTTTAACCGTATTCCAGACTATGCAGGAATTTAGATAACTATGATATTTACAGACAGCAGGTATGCTACGGGAGTTCTGTTTAAGGCGTTTAACCAAAGAAAACAGGACTACGACGTCACCGTATTTAGAAACTTCCCCTCAGGTAAAGCCCAATACTTTCTATACGTTTGGCAAGAGTCTGACCGAATTGATTTAGTATGCAAAAAATTTCTCAATACAGCAGGTGCATGGTGGAAAGTTATGGACTACAACCCCGAGATTCTTAACCCATTCGATATTCCTGTTGGAACAGTTTTGAGGATTCCTAGTGTTGAATGACCCTGCTCACCGGAATAACCCGGCGTTTAAAGCTCGTAGAAATACAAGCTTTAAGTTGTCGTTCCCCACGATGCCTTCGTTAAAGCGAACCCCCCGCAAAGTAGAGCTTCGGCAAGTACAGAACCACCACGACATTTTGATAATCAGCTTCCCTATCACAGGCAAAGTATGGTTTGACGAAATACCGACTGGTCTTCCTGTTCAATTTTCATGGGCGCAAGAAAATAATAGCGCCACATGGTATGGCTATGTTTCTTCAGTATCCAAGCTTGTTGCGCAATCTCAACGTGAGCAGACCATGGAAGTTCAGTGTATTGGGGCATCCTTCCCCCTAAAAGAACGTGCAAATAGAGTTTTTTCTGATTCAACTATTCCCGAAGCTGTCGAAACTATTGCTAAACAACACGGGTTAGCCTTTGTTGGTGACCAACATCCTCGAAGGTTTCCGCAGCTAACAATGGCGGGGCATTCTTATTGGGAATGGATTCAAGAGCAGGCAAAAAGAATTGGGTTTGCCGTGGTCATGCACAACACCACGTTGTACTTTAGAGATTTAGATTCGTATATTAATCAAAAAATTACCCAAGTTCCTCTTCTCTATGCAGGAAATACGCCAAGCCAATATCGAGGCCAGCTACACGACCGTACGTTGGATTCCTTTGAAGTTATTAAAGGCGACTTAATTGAGCAAGGGGTAACTCGACGTTCTGAAAAAACAGTTGGTGGGGTGGACCCTTTAACAGGACGGGCCAACACATCGACCGCATCGCCAAAAGACGTGGGAGATAGCCTACGAACTACCGCTAATGACGTTTTGTTTTCTGAGTATCGTACAGACCAAGTTGTTTCCAGCTATACAGACTCCGTACAAATGTCTAAAGGCGCCGCGCAAATGGGTCGCTTTAAACTCCCAGCCAAGGTAAAATGTCAAGGAGACCCTCGGATACATCCGTACGGTACAGTGCAAATACTTGGCACCGGAGAGAAGACGGACGGGTATTGGCTCGTAAAAGACGTTACCCATATTTTTCAAAAGTTTGGAGACTACAACATCACTATGACTGTAGTCACAGACGGTACTGGGCAAAATGAAAAAACAGCATTTCGTGGAACTCAAAATCTATTTACTAGTATTTTGAATATTCCAGAACTAGTTTCTCGACCAAGCTCTCTTGCACAATCTGCGCAAAACATAACAACAAGGTTAATTCAAACGGTACCGCCAACGGTTAGCTCTCAACAAGGGTTTAACCAAACACCCACTCGATGGAAGGCCACGACATGACCGCCCCGAACAAAATCTCAGAAACGGCTATTAAGTTGCCCTTTTCTTTTGGAGCAAACGGTGCAGTAAAAACCACCACAGAACAAACAGAAATTTGGGGAGACAGGGTACGCGGAGCAATTGGGACTGCCATTGGAGAGCGTGTAATGCACTCCGATTTTGGTACTAACATTCCCTTGTCCGAGTGGGACACCGCCTCTGTCATGGAGGAAACCATCATGGAGGAGGTGTCGTCTATGTTCAATATTGCATTTCCAACCCTAACGTGGACAAACATAACCACTGAGGTTGACCCTTACACAAACATTGTTTCTGCTGAGATTGAGTACACACTTCCCAATCAAGACGGCGTGTCAACCGAAGTTGGCATTGCAACCATTTCTAAAAACACACTACTAACTGAGGCAAGCCGATGACTACTGACCCAACAACTACGGGGACAAACCCAGTTCCCCTTTCTATTGATTACACAAACAGAGACTTTTACTCCCTTAGGGAGGCCCTTATTGCGCAGGTAAAAGACCGCATAAATACGGGAAATGACTCCAAATGGTACGGAAATGACACCTCTGACTTTGGGGTAGCTCTGATTGAGGCCTTTGCGTACATGGGCGACGTAATGAACTACTATGTCGATAGAATTGCTAACGAAACGCTACTAAGAACAGCAACACAGCGCGACAGCGTGTTCAACCTTGCCAAGTCATACGGGTACACTCCCGGGGGTTATCGCGCAGCGACTACTACGCTGACGTTTAGCAACGCGACACTTACTTCTGGACTTTCTACCCTTCCTGTTGGTACGCAAGTAGTTGGCTCAGTGACTGACGGAGACGTCATCCGGCAGATTAGGTTTACCACCACCCAACCAGCCATACTTACTGGGAGCCCTGTACCGGCAACCGTGTCAGTTACCGCACAACACGGGTATAACGTAACGTCAGTTTACCCCGCGGCTAATGCGCAAGATGTTGCCGGAGAAATACTCGGCACTTCGGACGGAACAGCCAACCAAGTCTTTAAACTTGCAGAGAACCAAGTTGTCGATGGAAGTATTAAGATATTTGTTCAGGTGGGTGACTCGTACGGTGAGTGGGAGCAGACGCTCCACCTTGCAGACTACGGCCCGGTTGACTCCGTGTATCAAACGGCTACTGATGGAGCGGGAAACACGTATGTCCAATTTGGAGACGGTGTATCAGGAGCTATCCCTAATACGTACGCAGCAATAAAGGCGCAGTATGTTGTTGGTGGCGGTTCTTTGGGTAATGTTGGAGAAAACACGCTTAAAGAATTTGAGTACATTCCCGGCTTTAACAGCACACAGCTTAACGCTGTAAGAGCAGCTCTACAAATTTCTAATACAATCGCTACGGGCGGAGTTGAGCCCGAATCTCTAGAGTCAGTTAGGCAAGCGGCTCCGCAAGCGTACTCCAGCACAAACCGAGCAATTACATTAGAAGACTACAACGGCCTAGCGCTTCAAGTTGATGGCGTTGGAAAATCCAATAGTTCCGCCAGCATCTGGAACAACGTAACCGTGTACATTGCTCCTCGCCGCGATGGCACGTTGGTTTCGCTGACCGATGTTTATCCCGGAAAAAACTCGACAAATACCGCAGTAACCCCTGCATGGACAACGCTACAGACTGCTGTACAGAACGAGCTGGAAACAAAGAAGCTCATTGGTGCAAACGTTACCGTCTCACCCCCGCTGTACACTGATGTGTATTTAAACGTAGTGTACAAATTGGCGCCCGGATTTGACGGTAGTCAGGTGGAGCTTTCTATGCGCCAGTTCTTAAATACGTATTATTCATACAATCAAATGGAGTTCAACATGGCGTTGTCTCCTCAAAACATAGAACTATTTTTGCAGTATGTCCCCGGAGTAGAGACCGTTAAAGTAAACAAGCTTTACCGTACTGGTGGGGCAGAAATCCCAGCCACTCTAACTGGAGCCGTAAATGAAATCTTTGTGCTGCGGGGAGCTGACGCAGCAAAGGTTACCTTTAACGTTGCGAGCCCCGTTTCTACGTTGTCTGGATTGACAATCTTTAACGGAACAACCGCAATTACTCTGAGCCCCTCGTTTAGCGGAACAACCACCAGCTACACCGCAACTGCAACGGGTGCGACCACCTTGCTGGTAACGCCAACAAGCGGTTTCAACTCCAGCATTGCGGTCGGCAACGTCCTCACTAGTTCGGGAGCAACGCGGCCGGTAGCGGTGTCTGGGGCAACGTACAACCTTGTAGTTACCAGCGTTTCCGCGGACGGGTCGTCTACGACTACTTACACAGTCGTTGTTACCCTCTAGTAGGTTCTTATGCAGGTAGACAGTTATGGGAACCGCAGGTTCTACGGCCTTTACCGAGGCGTAGTAGTTGAAAATGCCGACCCATTAAGCCAAAACAGGGTCAAGGTACGGGTTCCGCAGGTCCTGTTTGACGCCACTACTGACTGGGCTTGGGTTCAACAAGCCCATGGAGTTCAGGTAGACCCGCCAGAAATTGGCCAAGGTGTCTGGGTACAGTTTGAGGGGGGCGACCCGTCATTCCCTGTCTGGGTTGGTACATTTGCCGATACGGCTAAGTTAAAACTTGCGTTAAATGACCTTACAGACGTCAACACTGCTGGAGTTACTAACGGGCAAACCATTGTTTACCAAGCTTCGTCTAGCTCTTGGATTCCCGGAGCGGGGGCTCAAGGTGCACAGGGTCCGCAGGGGGCTCAAGGTGCACAGGGTCCGCAGGGTACCCAAGGCACACAGGGGGCACAAGGTGCCCAAGGAGCCGCCTCTACGGTAGCCGGACCGCAGGGCTCACAGGGACCGCAGGGGACTGTAGGACCTCAAGGTACGCAAGGCCCACAAGGTGCTCAAGGTGCGACGGGTACGCAAGGACCTCAAGGTGTTCAAGGTTCTCAGGGTGCTACTGGCTCTCAAGGTCCCCAAGGAACACAGGGGGCACAAGGCTCTCAAGGCTCACAAGGTCCTCAGGGACCTCAAGGAACGCAAGGTCCGCAGGGAAGTCAAGGAGCAGCATCTACAGTTGCCGGACCTCAAGGACCGCAGGGGAGTACTGGACCTCAAGGTACGCAAGGTCCACAAGGTTCGACCGGTTCTACGGGTGCTGGTGGTGCGCTTGGTTATTGGGGCAGTTTTTGGTCTACAAGCACTCAAACAACAGCCAGCTCTTCAGCCGTAAACGCGGTTACGCTAAACACAACTGACCCAGACTCAAACGGCGTTTCTATAGCATCGTCTTCTCGTGTGACGTTTGCGTACTCTGGAACGTATAACGTACAGTTTTCTGCTCAAGTACACGAGCCTTCAAACGGCTCACCTAGTATTGACTTCTGGCTACGGCTTAATGGGACAAACATTCCAGAAACAACCGGAACAGTAAACCTCAGTAATCAAATGCCGTATGCGATGGCCGCGTGGAATTACATCTTAGATTTATCTGCTGGTGATTACCTTGAGCTTATGTGGGCCGCGGATTCGACGAATCCTCGTCTGGAATACAAAGCCGCTCAAACAACCCCTCATGTGGCTCCTGCTACTCCTTCAGTCATACTTACTGCTCAACAAGTTATGTACACTCAGCTTGGACCGCAGGGGGCGCAGGGGTCTCAGGGTCCTCAAGGAGTGCAGGGTTCTCAAGGAACACAGGGGGTGCAGGGGTCTCAAGGAACACAAGGAACACAAGGACCACAAGGTGCACAGGGTCCGCAAGGCTCACAGGGTCCTCAAGGAGTGGGAGTACCCGCAGGAGGTACTGCGGGTCAATTTCTTACAAAAGTTAGTGCGACAAACTATGACACTCAGTGGTCGAACCTTCCCACGGGCTCCGTTATTCAAGTTCTCTCCACCGCAAAGACGACCGTTTTTTCTACAACGTCCACGTCTATTGTAGATGTGACGGGTATGTCGGTGACCATCACGCCAAAGTCAACAAGTAGCACTATCCTCGTTATGGTGAATTTTCTACAGAGCACCAACAACACAGCTACTACAAACTCATTTCGCATCATTCGTGGTTCAACCAGTATCGGCGCAACTGGTTCAACGTATTACTCAAGTCCCTTTCAGGGCGGTCTTACAGGTTATTGGATGGCACTAACTTTTCTTGACTCACCAGCGTCAACTAGCGCACTTACTTACAAACTTTCTATGTTGACCGGTGCCTCAACCACCGGCTATGTAGGCGCGTACTCCCAAAACACGGGCTTGCCGTCAACGTCAACAATTACAGTTATGGAGGTTGCATAGTGGTCGACATTCAGACCGTCCTAAACCGAATTCGCCCCGGTGCTGAGTGGACATTGGACGGGGACTCTTATGAAGGCCTTACTTGGCTAGATGACTCACCTAAGCCAACCGCAGAAGAAGTCGACGAGGCTTTCCCCGTTGTCGCTGAGCAAATTGCCGCAGAAGAACAGGCTGCCAAAGATGCCGCCCAAGAACTTGAAGAGCAGCGCGCTTCTGCTATGGCAAAACTAGCTATGCTTGGTCTAACCCCCGAAGAAGTCCGCGCTGTAATCGGTTTGTAAGGCAAAAAGTTTAGCTAACCCACTAGGCTGGTCTTACTATGATATCGGTCATTACACCCACATATAACACACCGCCAGATGTACTTGCCCGCACATGGGCATCGCTTAAGTCTCAAACCTATAAGGATTGGGAATGGGTTATCTGGGATGACTCTACTGTTCCAGAGACATGGGCGCAGATTTACGGTTTCGCTTCTGATGAGCGCTTTAAGATAACTGCGCATCGGTCCCACGTCCACTCCGGCTCTATCGGGGAAGTCAAGCGCCGAGGCTTTATGGTGGCGGAAGGCGACATTCTTGTTGAACTTGACCATGACGACGAATTGACCCCCGATGCTCTTGAGTTAATTGCCAAAGAGTTTGAGGCAGAAAATATCGGGTTTGTCTACTCTGACTGGACAGAAATACTTGCTGATGGTCAATCTGGAAAATACCCTGACGGCTGGGCTTTTGGCTATGGGCAGCACTATTGGGATGACGACCTACAGCTGTGGGGCTCCCGTGTTGCGGAGATTAACTCGACTACCTTAGGGCACATCGTGTCCGCGCCCAACCACGTCCGTGCATGGCGCGCATCTGTTTACCGCGAACTTGGCGGGCACAACCCGCAGTTGGAGATTGCCGATGACTATGAGCTGGTTGTACGTACAGCCCTTGTGACTGACTTTTCACATATCCCCAAGGTAATTTACAAGCAGCACGTAGGTGCGCACACTGCTCAACGTAAGCAGAATGAAAAAATTCAACAGTATGTTGCAGAGATTTCTGCCCAGTACAAGGACGCCATTGAAGAGGCTCTTGCCTAGCCTTTGCCCTATATCTGCCTAGGTATTCCGGCAGAATAGAAGTAAGACTTTAAGGAGACACTGTGGCTAATTACCCCGCTGGGCCAATTTCGTTTACCAATAAGGTAGACGGTGTAGACGCGGTTGTTGCGGCGGATGTTAACGTTGTCTACGGTGAGGCGGCTGCACTTGGCCTTGAACTTGGGCTTAACCCAAGGCAGAGGTCTTCAAGCACATGGCTAACTACATGGACGTCGAGCGGAAACGCCGCACACACTGACGTAAAGTCACGGTTAGATAACGTAGAGAATGGCGCATTTCGAGCCAACACACTCCTTGTCAGCAACGTAGGTGGCTCAAGCATTGTTGCCTCGGCCGCAAACGTCAAGGGGCTCGTCATTGCCGGTGCAACTAGCCAGTCCGCTAATCTTTTGGAGCTCAAAGCAACTTCAGCCGGAGACCCTGTGACACTTGTTACTCACGAAGGCAAGTTCATTACGCAAAACATCGATGGCGGAACATCTGCCTAATAGGAGCACGCCATAATGGCACGGTATAACTCATTTATATACAACACGAGTGTTCTTTATGGAGACACCTCAGGAACAACCTATGGGATTGAGCCCTTTGAAGTTCGCGCAATTAATTACGACAATATAGTCGTTTCTTGGCAGCAACCTGTAAACGTTCCTGTTACTAGTCCGTATACCCGCTTCCGTATTGTTAGAAGCCATACGCATCCTCCGGAAACACAAGAAGACGGCATCATCATCGTAGACGTCGAAGCCCCGTTTAACTCTGGACTTACGCGAGTTATTGACGGTGTGTCTAGAGAGGGGACTGCTTCAAAGACGGTTTATTTTACGGACCATCGTGAAAGTGTTCCTTTCTCTACAATAAACACCCGTGCCATTGCTCCGGGTAGAATAATCTACTACGCTGCATGGATTCTTCGTACAGATGGCGGGAATACCCTGTGGTACCGTGCAGGTGTAGCGCAAACTCTTCTTGCTAAATCGCACGATACACTTTTGGCCAACACCGACGATGAATTACTAAACAGCACGTCACGTACGCGTACACGTACGACACATGAAAAAATGATGGAACTGCTTCCACGAGTGTACACAACCGCCAGTCAAAGTCCGCTCGATGTTGTAGATGAAGGAAGCGACCTGTACTTGTTTATGCAAGGGCTGGCTTACTCTTACGATGAGGCGATGACCTACGCAGATTTGCTTTTGCCAAACCATACAGCAGAAAACTTCTCTAAAGAGATAGTTGACTCAAAAGCTTACGAGCTTGCACTTATGCCTGATAGTCAAGGCTCGCTTAAAACACAGCGCGCTCTTGTGCGAGAGTCTCGGTATATTTACACTCGAAAAGGAACTGCCCTAGCGTTAGGTACTTTGATTGAGGCAATGACGGGGTATAACGCCTCCATTATTGACTTCACAAACTACATGGCTAATCAACAAGACAGCACATTTCGTGGAGGAATTGGTAGTTGGGTAGCGGGAGCAGGGGTGACTTTAACCGCCGACTTTGCGGAAGCGCCCCCTGTTCCAGAAGATTTTGACGGCGACCTGTCCAATGCTGCAACGTCTAGTGAGTACGCGTTAGACCGGTCATACTGCGGAAAAGTAGTCACTACAGGTTCTAGCCAAGTTATCTCAAATGGAGTAACTGCACCAACTACTTTGGGTGTTCCGGTACGTGCGTCTACAAAATACCGTTTTTCTTTTTACGCAAAAAGGCTTTCTAGCTCAGCAAACATTACGCCAACCATAACTTGGTACGACTATAACGGAACGGTTATAGGAACTCCGGCAGCCAGTACTGCTGTTTCCGCCACTACTAGCTGGGCCAAAAAAACTACGGACCTAACATCTCCGGCAGGTGCTGTATATGCGTCTATTAGTCTGTCTTTTGCATCCGCTGGAACGTATTATTTAGACGCAGTAATGTTTTCTCCTCGGTATACCGTGACTGCCGCATCGGCCAGCGGGGGAATCGTGACGTACACGTCAACCAACTCTTTAGTTTCTGGACAACGTGTCTCTATTTCTGGGTTGTCTACCGCGGCGTTTAATCTAACAAACGTATTTGTAGAAGACGCTACAGCTACAGGGTTTACTGTACGAAACCCCGCTACTGGAACCGCCGTTAGTGGGGCCACGGCAAACTGCGACCACCCTTACGAAGAGGCTCGAGTAGCCAATGTTCGAGTATCGGCGAATAAGGTTAACTATATCTACAACCCGTCATTTGAAGCGAGCAGCACGGGATGGACAGCAACAAGCTCTAGTAGACCAACCGACAGTCCTCTTGGCCTTGTCGGTGGGACAAAATGTCTTCAAGCAACACTGTCTTCGGGCAACCCCATCAATACAACGACAACGGGTGGAGTAAGCTACGGGGGAGCACTTTTGGCGGGAAAATGGTACACATTTTCTATTTACGCCAAATCAACCGGAAGCACAGTAAACGCAAGCGTTTACTTAAAAGCAACTAGCGGAGCCAACTCCGTACAAACCCCAGCAAACCCTACGGCCGCGTATGCAACCGCGATAACTTCTTCTTGGGCAAGATATTCAGTTACTTTGTTTGTTCCCAGTAGCTACACAAACATTACCTTAGAAGCAGGAATTGTAGGTACTACTGGAACCATCCGCGTAGATGCGGCTCAACTAGAGCCGAGTTATCTGCCTACGGATTACTTTGATGGCAACTACATCATTGGCGGTGCAGAGTGGGAGGGAGGCAATGCAAACATCCACAATGCAATCTCTTACCTGTATGTCAACAAACCGTTTAGATTCCCACGACTTGTTGAAGAAATGAAAATGTACTTGCCTTCAAACACCCCCTATACGGTTGAAACCGTAGAGGGTGTCGAGTTTTCTGGATTTTCATCGTAGACTGACTACATGGATATACTTATTAGCATTTTCATTTCTAGTTTGGCCGTCGGTTTTTTTGTAGAGGTTATTGCAACTGCATTAAACGGATACGTGACAATTCCTGCAGGCATTAAAGGAATTATTGCCGCTGGCCTGTCTGTTCTTTCGTGCTGGATTTTAGGTGTTTCTGGATGGACACTTGTAATCGGCGGGTTTGCTTCAGCCTTTATTTACATTTCAATACTGCGTTGGCTTGACCGTCCAGTACAAATTCAGCAAGTCATGTCGCGCAGACTTCAGTAATGGTATACGCTTAGTGCCGCGAGGAGGCATATGCAATTACCATCTGAATTTTTCAGTGCAGAGCTGACCCCAACGGAGTTCCGTGTGGCGGTTGGTATGTTCCATTTGTCAACACCTACCGGAAAGGTAGATGTCACCATGGAAGAGCTTGGCGTGCTCACAGGTTACGGCCGTGAAGCACTTCGTCGCGCCATTCGCCGGATGGAAGAACTCGGCTTTCTGGAGACTACTCGTACCAAACGTAATCTTGGAAAGTATCACAAAAACGCGTACCAGTTCTTGTTACCATGCCTCCAGCCAGAGGCATCAGAGACTGTACCATGCCTCCCACCAGAGGCATCAACAGCTGATGAGGTGACAGCTGGTACAGATATACCAGTAAGTACTAGTAATACCAGTACAAGAAATACTTCGTATTTCTTGGTACGCGCCGGGGGCGCGACTCGAGAGGAGATTGTTGTGGGCCGATGGAACCCTGAGGAAGACGAAGGCATTGCCGGATTTGGTTTGTTCGAAGATGAGATGGAGGCTGGTCAGCCAAAGCCCAAAGCGGATAAGCGCGACAGCAAGACTCGTGGGCAGCGGACCCGCTCTGAATGGACTGCGAATGACGTGGCTACGGAGTTTTCCCAAAAGCTGGGACGAAAGCTGCCCTACACCGCTGGCATGGTCAACGTCGGTAAGATTCGCGGTGCTTTAGCGTCTTATCGAAAGAATTATCGAACGAATGCCGACATTGAGTTGGAAATTATGGAAATGTTTTTCGATGACGCCCACATCATGCGGGTCGTTGATAAAGACCCCTACAAAGCCTCTAACATCTACCTCGGAATGTTCAAGTCCCATTTGCCAAAGGCCCTTGAAAACCTTGGTCACACAGGCTCTGCCATGGAAGTACACGAGCCTTCCGACACGCCAGAGTACATCTTCGCCAGCGATGGTCGCCGGTTTGACAATACTCTGGTTGGACGTAAGCTTGCCGAACGGCATGAAGAGCGCCTGAAGGGGAAAGTATGACCTACCAAATTGGAGAGCTAGTCCCAATAAAGCGTTACTGGATAGCGCGCAACGGAAACATACCGGAGCGATTCTGGGGCCGCAATTTTGCAGACATCCAAAGAGACACCGGGCAAGAACTGCCGGATGTCAAGGACTGGGTGTCCGACCTGCTGGCCGGAAAGATTATCAAGAACCCCGGTGGCTTGGGCGAGACTGGTGTGGGAATCCTGCTGGAAGGTGACCCGGGCCGCGGTAAAACCACCACCGCAGTAACAACCATCATGGAGATTGTCCGACAGTTACCTGACGCTCCGGCCGACATTGCTAAAGTGTTTCACTACGCACCTACTGACTGTGGGTTCAACACCCGTGGAGTGTACTACTTGACCATGCCCGACTTCATCAACCAGAAGAAGGCAGTATGGGATGCAGACCCTGATGAGAAGCGGGAGCTTCAGCGCGAGCTAGACGGGTTCTACGGGCGAGCCAAGGAGGACTGGCTAAACGTCCGCGTGCTTATCCTTGATGACCTTGGCAAGGAATATGGGTCGGAGTTCAACAAGGTTACCTTCGACGACATTCTCCGCGCTCGATACGACAAGGGAATGCCCACCATCATCACCACCAACAAGCCCTTGGCCCAATGGAAGAAAGATTATTCGGAGGCAATGCACTCTTTTGCCCGTGAAGCTTTTCGACGCGTTACACTAGAAGGTAAGGACCAACGCTGATGAAAGGCTCAACCTCAATGCCTGACTGGCGCACTATTCAAATCTTCCTTGAGGATGACGGTGTGTACGAGCTTGAAGCCGACTCAGAAGATTACCAAAAGATGCGCTGCAGTTGCTCCTTTTACAAAACCGGTAGACGGTGTAAGCACATACGCCACGTTCGTCGCCGTATTGAAGAGAACGACGGAACGTACGCCATTCAGATTCCCTCGACTGTAAACGACGAAGAAGTCATTGCGGCAATGAAAGACCGCGAACTCTTTCGAAAGTTTTTAATTGACAACGCCAAGATTGAAGTAATCGAGTGATAAATGGGGACATCTCCAATGAGACTCCTCCCCGCCTCATTGTCAATATTGACACCGTAGTAACTTCGGAAATTGCCGAAGAACGTCGGCTTCTTGTTTCAACCAAATTAACTCGCCGTGTCCTTGGCCTAAACAACCCCGCATTGTCGTTTCTTTGGAATAAGTCAGCTAAGTTTGGGTTGTCCGTAGAACTGGCTGCTTTTGCAACTGACTTGTGGACACAGGAACACCTCGATAAGCTGATGGCTCGGCTGGATAGCCGTGGGGCTAACCCCTTCAACTATGCAGAACTGTACGACAGTATTGAAGATTTCATCGGGGAACTTCCATATCGACCAAATCTAAAGGGTGTCATAGACATTCGAGACCGAGTTGCGCGGTATGGTTCTTGGGGCATTGAACTAGAGAACTTGTAAAAAGAGGGAACAACATGGCACACGATAACGAGTACCGACTAATCAGCAAGGTCATTGCAGACCGGCACATCATACCTGTCATAGAGGCCGGACTTAAAGATGACTGGATTGTCGACGACGACCTACGCCGTGTCTGGAAGTTCACTCGCGAGCACTATGCAAAGTACCGCGAAGTTCCTACGTACACTTCTGTCAAAGATAACTTTCCCAACTTTCAAGCGCTCAATGTCGAGGACACCATTGAGTACCTTATCGACAAGATGGTGGAGTTTCGTCGACGTACCTTGACGCTTTCCGGCGTCAGTAAGATGGTCGACGAGTTGCAGGGTAACGACCACGAGTCCGCCATTCTGGAGATGTCGAAAACAGTAACGCTCATTAATGAGCAGGGCGTTATTGGTACACACCACATTGACTTGTCAAAAAACCCTGACGCTCGTTTTGAAGAGTACGAGAGTGTACAGAATCAAACACTGCTTGGCATACCTACCGGGTTTGCAAAGATTGACGACGCCACTGCCGGGTTGCAGGGCGGTCAGCTGATTACAATCATCGCTCCACCCAAGACTGGTAAGTCACAGATTGCCTTAAAGATGGCTATCAACGTACACGAGGCCGGTAAGACTCCCATGTTCCAATCTTTTGAGATGAACAACCACGAGCAGGCTCAACGGCATGACGCAATGCGTGCGCATATCTCTCACAAAAATCTTCGTCTAGGAAAGCTTCCCATCGTGGAGGAGCAGCGTTACCGCGACATGCTCAAAGCAATGGCCACGCGACACCCCTTTCATCTCGTCGACGCCATCAACGGGTTGACCATTGACTCTTTGGTAGCCAAAGCAGAGCAACTGAAGCCCGACATCCTTTTCGTAGACGGCGTCTACCTGATGCTTGACCAAGTAACTGGTGAGGCCAACACACCACAGGCTTTGACCAACATCACCCGAGGTCTGAAGCGCGTAGCCCAGCGGTTGGACATTCCTGTGATTATTACTACTCAGACTCTGCTGTGGAAGATGAAGGGCGGAAAGGTAACCGCGGACTCCATCGGGTACTCCTCGTCATTTTTCCAAGACTCCGATGTAATTCTTGGCCTCGAGCCGACTGCGGAAGAAGACGCTATGTCCCGAATCCTCAAGGTAGTCCAGTCTCGAAACTGTGGTCCGGTTGACGCCCTTTTGGTTTGGGACTGGGAACGCGGGTGCTTTCACGATGAGGATGAGCGCAATACCTGTAAGTTCTGCGTTCCTTGGTCACCTACCATAGGAACCCCGTGAGCGTAGACATAGAGCAAGTTCTAGACGAACTGGGATTTGACTACACCGTTCGCGGTTCGGAGGCCAACGCCCTGTGCCCCATGCACAAAACTCGGACAGGTAAAGATGACAACTCACCTTCTTGGTGGATAAACCTAGACAGCGGACAGCACATCTGCTTCTCTTGCCAGTACAAAGGTAACTTGTTCCACCTTATCGCTGACGTAAAACAGTTCTATCTGCCGTCATGGGGAGACATCGTTGACCACGACATCGCTGCCGCGCACGGTTGGCTGGCCTCTATTGCGGACATTTCTCCGGATAAACTTGCCGTAGCTTTCCAGCGGATACCCTCCAGAGTAGAGCAGTACGCTCCTCTTCCAGAGATGTCGGAGGCCCGCCTTGCTGTCTTCGGTTCCCCACCCCCGGACAAGCTAGAAGAACGAAATGTTTCTTGGGAGTCGGCAGCAGCGTATGAAGTTATGTGGGATGCTTCACGAGAAACTTGGGTACTTCCTTTTCGTGACCCAATTACTGGACGCCTTCTTGGGTGGCAGGAAAAGGGGACTAAAGAGCGAACGTTTATGAACCGTCCTCCCGGGTTACCTCGTTCAAAAACGTTGTTTGGGTTATCCCAACTTCGAGACGATGTGGCGTACTTGGTCGAGTCTCCGCTTGATTGCTTACGGTTCCACACCGCGGGGTTCCCCGGGGCCCTTGCTATTTGCGGAGCCACAATAAACGAAACCCAGATAAAGCTGATTCGTAACGCCTCTCGTATTATTGTTGCCTTTGATAACCCCAAGGTAGACGCCGCGGGTAAAGCCGCCTCCGCACAAATCAAAGAGTACGCCTTGAAATACGGACTAAACATGTCGTACTTCAACTACGGAGATACTGGCAAGAAAGACCCGGGAGACATGACCAACGAAGAGATTGCTTGGGGCGTTGAGAACTCACAGTCCTTTTTAAAGGGAGAGTCCGCCTATGTTTAAGGGAACGCTAAAGCCGTACCAAGTAGATGCCGTACAAGAGATGGTTGACAAGAAGAAGATGCTTGTGGCGTATGAGATGGGCCTCGGAAAGACGCCAATGACTATTGCCGCCATAGAGTCTTCTGTACATACATTACCGTACGATGTGTACAAAACAACTGTTCTGGTACTCTGCTTGGCCAGCCTAAAGTACCAATGGAAGTCTGAAATCGAGAAGTTCAGTGACTCGACTGCGCTTGTCATTGACGGTACGCCCAAGCAAAGACAGGCGTTCTACGATTCGTATTACGAATACGACTACATCATCATGAACTATGAGCAAGTAGTTAATGACTGGGATACCATAAAAACACTTGACATTTCTGCAATTGTGTGCGATGAGGCCACGGCCATCAAAGGGTTTAGAGCCAAGCGAGCTAAGAAGGTAAAAGAGCTCGCCAAAAAGATTCCAATTAGGTTTGCACTTACAGGAACTCCCATTGAGAATGGCCGTCCTGAAGAAATCTTCTCCATCATGCAATTTGTTGATGCCGATGTTCTGGGTAGGTTTGACCTCTTTGACAAGACGTTTATTGTACGTAACCACTTTGGCGGAGTTCAGCGTTACCGCAACTTACCCACGCTGCATAAAACGTTGTCTGAGTCAACCGTTAGGAAATCGCAGAAAGACCCAGACGTAGCACCGTATCTTCCTGACGCAGTGTACCGAGCCCCGCTAATGGTTCCTTTAGACAGAGCCAGTAAGTTGCTCTACAACTACATTGCCAATGACCTACAGGAGTTGTTGGTGGAGGTTAGCCAGTTGTTTGGTTCTGGGTTTAGTCTTGAACACCACTACGGTCAGGGTGGAAGTTTTGGCGACCCAGCCAATGAATACCGCGGGAAGATAATGTCACGAATCACCGCTCTTAGGATGCTCTGCTCCAACGCGTCCTTGCTAACAACCAGTTACGCGGAATTCAGCAAACAAAATGGCAAGGGAAGCGCGTATGTTCATGGCCTAGGCACAGAGGGGTTGTTAGACGGGTTAACTAAATCTCCTAAACTCGATGCCACCGTCTCATATTTAGCAGAGCACCTAGACATTGACCCTACGTACAAAGCCGTTGTGTTCTCTTCGTACCTTGGCTCCGTTGACCAGATAGTTAATCGACTAAACGCCAAAGGCTATTCAGCCGTTGCTTACACGGGAGAGATGAATGCCAAAGAAAAAGAAGCAACCAAAGTCAAATTTCAGACTGAGGCAGAAGTACGCGTTCTTGTATCTTCGGACGCAGGGGGCTATGGAGTCGACTTGCCGCAGGCCAATCTTTTGGTCAATTACGACCAACCTTGGTCAGCAGGTCTATCTGTACAACGAAACGGAAGAATCAACCGAACGTCCTCCACTTGGCAAACAATAACTATTCAAGACATTCTCATTCAGGGTTCGATTGAACAACGTCAATACGACACGCTTAAGCAGAAAAAGAACGTGGCCGGTGCAGTTATTGACGGTAAGGGTATAAACTCCAAAGGAGGAGTTGACCTGACAGTAGGCAGCTTGATAGAGTTTCTTAGTATCAAAATGATTTAGGAGGGTATCCATGGCTAACGCAATTCCAGAGGAGCAGGTCCGGTTTACCGACCCTGACAGCCTTGAAGCGCAGGTGCGCGAGTACGTAAAAGTCAAGTCTACAATTGAGACGATGGAGGCTCGACAGAAGGTTCTGCGCGAAGCCTTGTTTGCCCGTCTTGATGAGGATGGCTACGAAGACGACAAGGGTAACGTCCTTATTGAGTTTGACGCAGAGATTGACGGCGTTGTTCGGATTGAAAAGAACCGCCGAGTTCAACGAAAGCTAGATGAGAGCATTGCTGACGAGATTATTGCTGAACACGGCCTCGAAGATGCGGTTTACGAGATGAAGCGCGTAATCAATGAAGACGCGCTTATGGCTTCTATGTACGATGGCAAGGTAACCGAAGAAGAAATTGACCGGATGTTTCCGGCCAAGGTTATCTGGGCACTCGTTACAAAGAAGAAGTAATGGCTGGCTTACGTAGCGAAGAAGAGATTCTCAAAGCATTTGAGGGTCTTGACAAGGTTCCGGGGTCAAAGAAACCTCGACGAAGCAGCACTGAAGCTGCAGACCGTCGACGGGCAAAAGCCTACGGAGAATCAAACGGTTGGGATGAACGTCCTACCATCAAGGTTCTTCAAGGAGTGGAGACTGAAATCTTTACCATCGGCGCGTTAGCACACGCGTTGGAGAAAAAGATTGTCACAATCCGCTTGTGGGAGAATAAGGGGTATATCCCTATCGCTCCTTATCGTTTGCGTTCAAAGACGCTTCAAGGTAAAAAGGTAAACGGGAATCGCGTGTATACTCGTGACCTGATTGAAATTGCCATTGAAGAGTTTAACCGACGTGGACTTCTTGGCTCTTCTCGTATAGAGTGGAGTCAACACGGGGACTTGACTGAGACGCTAGTGCGTCGCTGGAAAGAGTCCGTGCACCGAGAGCAGTAATGCCTCACATCCAACCGAGTGCGTAAGCCTCATTACCAAAGGAACAAAATGCAGAACCCCACCATGGATGCCACAGATTACGACATCCCCATCGCCCTTGCGGAGGACGCGCCTGACGCGGCTCCCAAGCACGGCACTTCCGTCCAGTCTGGATGGGGAGCAGCCGACGCTCTTCTGAAGCCCGCGCGGGACAAGGGAGACTACCCGAACGATTTCCGTTTCAGCGACTCGGCCCAGTTGGTCCGTTTCCTTGAGAACGAGCCGTTCTCTGTGTACTACCAGCACTGGCTTGACCGCACTGAGGGAAAGCGTTCGTTCGTTTGCCTCGGCGACCAGTGCCCGTTGTGCGACATCCTTGGCGACAAGCCTCGTGGCAAGTTCGCCTTTAACGTTCTCGTTGTAAGTGACGAGAATCCAACTGTCCAGATTCTCACTGCTCCGCCGATGTTCGCTCGTCAGCTCCGTGCTGCAAACGACGACGCTCGTCGCGGTCCTTTGAGCAAGTACTACTGGTCAATCTCTCGGCAGGGAACCGGGCCCCAGACCACGTACGGCCTTGAGCGTGTACGTGCGACCGACCTTGCCGATGAGTGGGAGCTCGATGCTGAGAAGCTCGATGCGCTCGCGCAGGAAGCCGTAATGTACGGCCCTGAAACAGTCTACGTAACCCCTCGCGAAGAACTGCTTCAGATTGCGCGTTCGCTCGTAAGCTAACCCACTCCACGGGGGCTGAGATGTCTTATCCTTTCTTCATCTCAGCCCCCCCTTCATCATCTGAGGGGATGGTATGAACATAATTACAACTGAAGCTCAGTTGCAGGAATTCGTCGACGCCTATTCAAAGGTCGACGCATTTGCATTTGACGTAGAGACCATCGGCGAGAACCGCATCTACCCCATCATCAATGACGTGTGCTGGATTTCGTTTGCCATTGAAGGCCGTGTAGACGTCATTCCAATGGGACATCCTAACGGTTCGTTCTTGTTTCACACCAAGCCCGTCTTGCTTGAGGGCAAGCGCCGAATTGCTGCAGGCAAGCCGTTAACTGACGCGCACTATTCAAAGAACTCTAAATTGTGGGTACCTGTCTTTGATGATGCTCCGGCGCAACTTACTCCAGCACAGGTATTCCGGGCGATTGAACCGCTCATGTTTTCTGACGCACTCAAGATTGGTCATAACGTAAAGTTTGATTTGAAGTCTGTTGCCAAGTATTTCCGTGGACGAGTCCCTACAAAGCCCTTCTTTGACACTCTCATGGCCTCCTTTATTGCCAATAACCTCACAAAGAATAACCTTGGCCTTGCCGCGTGTGTTAAGCGCGAACTCAGCATAGATGTAGAGAAAGGTGTAGGAGCCAACGTGGCTGAGCACTCCTTCGAGGATGTTGCGAAGTACTCCGGCATTGATGCAGAAGTTACGTGGAAGTTGTACAAAAAGCTTGCCCCACAATTGGTGGGTTCACTGGCCCGTGTTTGGAAACTCGAGATGGATGTCCTTGCGGCCCTCTGCGACATGGAGCAGGCCGGAGCTTACATTGACGAGGCTCAGCTAGATTCTCTGGCGGAGCAGATTAGCGCGGATAAGCAAGCTGCAGAAGCTCGGGCTTACAAGATTGTTGGCAAGGCTTTCTCGATTAACTCCATACCCGAGAAGCAACGTCTTTTGTTTACAGAGATTGACGGAAACAAGCCTCGTATTAAACCAAACGTAAACATCCCGACATCGCTTACACCAAAGGGCAAGGATGCCAAACGTGCCGGAGAAGAGTTGGTTCCGGCGTACTTCTCAGTATCAGCAGACGCGCTTGAGTTTCACCGGGGTAAGGACGCTCTTGTTGACGCTCTCTTAGAATACCAAGACCTCAACAAGTTGATGACTACGTACGTTACTCCGTACAAAGGCGGTTCGGTTAAGCACGTCACTAACGGTAAAGAAAAGATTACTGAGCGTAAGAGCCTTCTCATCAATGGGCGTGTCCACACAAACTTTAAAGCTCATGGGGCAGAGACTGGCCGGTTCTCTTCTAGTGAGCCCAACTTGCAAAACATCCCCTCATCAGGGAAGTACGGCAAGTTAATCCGAAACCTGTTCATTGCTCCTCCGGGGTGCAAACTTATTGTTGCCGACTACTCGCAGATTGAGCCGCGAGTTATTGCCGCATTTTCGCAAGACCCAATCATGGTAGAAAACTACCTTAATGGTGGGGACATCTACACCACCATTGGTGACACTATGGGAGTCGACCGTAAGGCTGGGAAGGTGCTTGTGCTTGCCATCTCGTACGGCGTAGGCCCAGACAAGATTGCCTCCAGCATTGGGTGTAGCGTAACGCAAGCGCGTGACCTGCTTAAAAACTTTGAGCAGCGGTTCCGCAACATCCCTCTGTACAAGGCTCGAGTAGTCGCACTGGCACGTAACCGTTCTCCAGTACCTTTTGTCGAAACTATCTTCGGACGTCGTCGGTATATCCCCGAGCTGACCACCGCCACTGAGCGTGGACTAATCTCGCGTGCCGAACGGCAGGCCTTCAACACGGTCATCCAAGGTTCGGCTGCAGACATCATGAAGTTGGCCATCGCCCGCGCACACTCTTGCTTTATAGACGAGCCGGATATAAATGTTGTACTTACTGTACACGACGAGTTGGTTACTATTTGCCCCGAGGACCGGGCCGAAGAGGCGGCAGAGGCTATCCGCGTGTCCATGGAAGGAATACATCTTAAGGAGATTACACTTCCATTAAAGGCAGAAGTATACATTGTAGACAAATGGGGAGAGGCAAAGTGAGCTTAAGAAGAAGACCACCATCTCCTAATTTTTCTTTGACCGAGATTACTTCCCGCATCCGAGGGTTTATTTTAGATTCCCAAGTTAATGAGGCCGACCACATAAGCGGTCTTCTCGGGTGCCCACCAACTAGCGATGAGGTTGCCGACAAAGAATCCGATGAAAGCAATATCCGGATGTCTCGTGTAGAGCACCTTATTCCCATCATGTACATGTACGCAAAGACAATGGCTGATGGCGTTGTAGACCACCAGCGCACCCACGCTGAAGCCGAACTCGATGACGAAGACCTCAACGGAATGAACGCTGCTGCTTGGGCAGCAACTCGGAAGGCGTTTACCCACGTTGCTTTGAATACCCTTATGGGAGCCGTATCTCAAATGGTGGATATGGGATACCTTAACCTCGAACCGGAAAAGAAGAGGAAGTCAAGATGGAAGAACCGTTAAAGAAGACTATGACTTACGAGGAAAAGTTTGACATTGCTATTGCCAAACTAAAAAAGATGTCAGACAAACATCCCGCTATGGTCTGGTACTCAGAGGCAAAGTTTTTGTACTCATTGCTACCGGAATTGGTTGCAATGCTTGAGCTGGGTAAGCAGTACAACATCGATAGTTTTACTTTTGAAGAAGACATCGCTGCTCATTGGGAGCACATTCAATTTGTCAATAAAGTTGTAGGAGAAAAAATCAGTGAATAACGCAGACTGGTGGGCTAAGAAGTTAGGTCAACAGGCTCCAACACCACAACCCCGGCAAGACCCAACTCCCCAAGCGCCCATAAGCCAGCAACCCATGGCGCAAATGCCGCAGCTCCAACGACCTTCGAGTGAAAGGGCCCAAAGTGCAGCACAAACGGCTTCATGTCCTGATTGTGGGTCTGGTAACTACATGTCAGTGGCTAATACTGCTCCCCGTTGTTTTGATTGCGGTTACCCTCTGGAGCAGTCTGGCTCTCGTTACGGCTCTCTTGCTGGCGCTCACGTCGAAGGGGCTGCGCGCTCGGCGGCAGGAAACAACCCCGTTAGTAACTGGAACCCCCAAGGCATCATTGGAAGGATTGGCGAATAATGGGTAAGGCATTTTCAAACTTTGACATTGACTTAAAGTTTGGTCAACTCGGCGAAGCGTATGTTGAAGAGGTTTTTACCGGCGGGTTTAAAAGTGAAGTAAAGACTGACCGTCGTTGGAGAGACACCAACAATATTTACGTTGAAACCCGTTGCTGGAAAAACGCAACTCGAACATGGGAAGCTTCAGGGGTATACGCCCCGACGCTCGAGGCAGAGATTTTTACGTACAATCTTGATGGCATGTTAATCTGTGTTCCAATCGAGTCGTTTATTTATACCGTAGAAAATCACGGTCGACCGATTACTTGCGACATCGAGCCCAACCCAAGTGAGGGCGTTTTGCTTACGGTTTCTGAAATTGCACGAGGACACCGAGAATGGATTAGGGATAATGACAATGATTAACGCTGAAGCACGAAAGATTATGCTTGCCATCAATAAGCGGTTTGGCGAGAATGTTGTAGTAGTTGGTGAAGACATCCGTGCGGGTCTTATCTCCAAAATTACAACAGGGTCTACGACGTTTGACTATGTTCTCGGTGGAGGATTCCCCGGCAACCAGTGGAACGAACTCATTGGAGAAGCCAGCCACGGAAAGACCGCCATTGCGCTCAAGTGCATCGCCGCTAATCAAGCGTTGAACCCTGAGCACACCACGGTGTGGGTCGCGGCTGAGCAGTGGGTTCCTGAGTACGCCGCGATGTGCGGTGTCGACACCAGCCGCGTCATTGTTGTTGAAACTAACATTATGGAAGAGGCATACCAAGCAGTCATTGAGTTCGCCAAGTCCAAAGCAGTGGACGCCATTGTTATTGACTCGCTTCCGGCGCTGGTTCCTCAGCCCGAGATGGACAAGACAATGGATGAGATGACTGTTGGTCGTGGAGCCCTGCTTACCAACAAGTTCTTCCGTGTAGTGGGGGATGCCATGAAGCGCAGTCTCATTGAAGAAGAGCGCCCAGTTCTGGGACTTATTATTAATCAGTACCGTATGAAGATTGGCGTCATGCACGGCGACCCTCGTACGACACCCGGTGGACAGGGCAAGGACTACGCTTTCTTTACCCGCTCTGAGATTCGTCGCGATGAGTGGATTGAGACGGGTTCCGGAAACAACAAAGTACGCGTAGGTCAGCGAATCAAGATTCGTACGATAAAGAACAAGGTCGCCCCGCCTCAGCAGGTTGCGTACATTGACTATTACTTCAAGAACCACAGCATCTACTCCGCAGGTGATTACGATTTTGCCAAGGAAATTGCGGCAATGGTGATTGTCAAGGGAATTGTAGACCGCAAGGGCGGTTGGATATACTACGGTGAGCGCAAGTGGAATGGCCAAGAGGCATTGGTATCTTCTATTCGTGAAGAGGTAGACTTCATGGAAGAACTTCGTGAAAAAATTCTAGATACACCCGACAGCATTATGGAGGCAGTTAATGACTAAAGACTTTGTAATCAACGATGTTGAGTGGGCAAAGGTACTCGAATTCCAGTACGAGGTGTACATGGAGGCTTGTTTTGAATCTTTAGACGCGGATGCTGATGATGAGCCTTTTGAGACTCTTTCTGGAGAACCGTTTTGTGGTTGCAACACCTGCACAACCCGAGAGACGCTGTTCTTTTTTACCCCCCGCCTTCTTAAGGCAGCCGATGAGGGCAAGGTTGAGCTTGCGTAGCGAAGGCCAAAAACAATCACAGGCGCACGAGAAACGTATTGCCAAAGCAATCGGAGGCAGCACTACTGCTGCCTCCGGTGCTTTTTGGAGCCGTAAAGGCGACGTGCGCAACGCTGATTTGTTGATTGAGCATAAGTGGACAGGCAAAAAAACTAAAACAATTAGTTCTGTTGAATTAAAGAAGATAACTCTTGAAGCCATCATGGATGGTCGGTTACCTGTATTTGGCATCCATCTAGACGGAGAAGACTACGTCATCCTTCTGGAAACTGATTTTCTAGAAATGTGGAACAAGCATGAAGGATGAAACGTGGCGCGAACGCGCACGGTGTTCTGGAATAGACACGGAGTTATTCTTCCCTCCTAGGGATAAAAATAAGTACAAAGACATTGCTACACAGGCCAAGGCCTACTGCTTTGGCGCAAATGGGAACACCCCCTGCCCAGTTCTTAAAGAGTGCTTGTGGTATGCGATAGACTCAGACGAGGTTCATGGCATCTGGGGCGGCATGAGCCATAGGGAAAGAAACGCTCTTGTAAGAAAGTGGAAGAAGTCTCCACAAGGAATGACCTTGCAGGAGTACATCATGAATCCAGAAAGAGGGAAATAATGCCAGAGCCAAAGTCAGACTTGCGTAAATTCTTAGACGCAAAAGCCCGCCCATCTCGAGTTATGGGGGACATTGAGCGCCACCTTATGGCAAAGCCACCGGGTGACCGGTCTACCACCGTCCTTCACCCCTCCGAAATTATTAAGCGAGACTGGTGTAAGCGTGCTTCGTACTTCTTGCTGAACGGTGTACCAAAGGTACACGAGAAGATTCCTCTTCGACTTCAGTCCATCTTTGATGAAGGACACGCCATTCACTCTAAGTGGCAACGCTGGTTTCAAGAAATGGGTGTACTTCACGGACAGTTTCTTTGTTTGGTGTGTGACAAGGTAACTTTGGGAACTTCCCCAAAAGAGTGCGTGCACTGTGACGCCCCATGGGCAAAGTTGATTTACAACGAAGTAACCCTCCGCGACGAAGAACTGCGCATTGCAGGCCACACCGACGGCTGGCTAAAGGGTATGGGCGATGATTGTCTTATTGAGATTAAGTCCATTGGTCCGGGCACCATCCGCGTAGAGGCTCCCAGCCTGATGCAGGATGCTGGCGGAGACTTTATGAAGGCATGGGGCAACGTCCGTCGCCCGTTCTCTCCGCACATTCTTCAGGGGCAGGTGTACCTCGAGCTTATGCGTCGAATGGGTAACCCTGTAGAAGAGATTGTGTTTATCTACGAACTCAAGGCCGACCAGTCCTCGAAAGAGTTCACTATAAAAAGAGACTATGAACTTGTTCGCCATGTGTTTGATGGCGCAGAGAAAGTTCTAAAAGCAATCGACGCTGGAGTTGCCCCCGTATGTTCTAACAATTTGGGAGGAACCTGCAAGCAGTGCGCTCCCTACGAGGAGGTCTGATGTCTGCTTTGGATAAGTTTGAAGAAATGGGGCTGGTGTTTACCAAGCCTTCTTTAGAGCAAGTAACCCTGCCCCCAGACATCACCATGCTGAGCAGTGAGCAGCTGGCGGAGAAGTTTACCGCGTTGACCGCATGGGCAGACTACATTGCCTCTCAACTGGCCGTGGCTCAAATTGAAGAGCGAGCTGCGCAGCGAGCCCTTGACTTTGAAGAGAACAAGCAACTCGTTACCAAGATGGGTTCCGCAGCTCGGGGCGAGCGCATCACCCTTGTCAAAGCACAGATTTCTGTTGATGATAAAATTGTTAGCCTGTCTCAAAAATACGAAGACAATTACGCATATCGCAAGTTGATGGAGATGCTTCTCAACAACCACGAAAGAGACCTGTCTTTAGTTTCTCGTGAGATTACTCGACGTGGCAGTGACCAACGTGCTTTGCGTAAGGACTGGGGAGTTTGATGGGTGACCGTAAACTTACAGACGCTTACTGGATGGAAATAGGCGCAAAAGCAGAGCGCGCAAAGATACTTGCAAGTCTGCACCAACTGCTGTCAGACGAAGTCAAAGATGTAGCAGGAGACATGGACCGCGCACGCGGTATTGAAATGGCGATTGAACTGATTAATGGCAAAACGCCCAAAACATATACATGAATTTGAAGCGTGGGCTTGGTGGATAACCATACTTATCGTGGTTATCGTTTCACCAATAGCTGTAATTATTTTATTAAACCTTTAGGAGAACTCAAATGAAGGAGAAAAGCCCTCTTCGCCAGCACGACATCCGAACTGGCGCAAAGCAAGAGCGGGAACGCATCCTTGCGCTACTAGAAGCCGAGGTGTGGGATGCACCCGAGATTGCTGACCCATACGTGCGACACATTATTGGGCTTATCACTGGAGAAAATAAGGTAAAAGAAATAAACGATTTGTTAGGAATCATAGGCAAATGACTGCTCGCAAGTACTTTCTTATTGCCGACAAAGCACTGGAGTTGCGTTTCGACGGGTGGACTAAATCTCAACGGTTGTCGTACTTTTTAGGGTTTATATCTGCCGAAATAGGAGACGCTCAATTCTCAGTAATTGTAGATAGGTTAATCCAAAAACAAGGTAGACAATTGGCAGAGTTTGCAGAAGAAGGAAACAAATGACTGCCGGTAGAGAAAAGCACTTTGGTCCCGGAGTATCCAAGACCAAGTTCATTGCCATCGGCATTGACCAGTCACTTACCGGATTTGCCCTGTCAGCGGTCAGTTTAGACGACCCTAGCCATCACGACACATGGGTGTACAAGTCCCCGTACAACGGCGTACAGAGGCTGTACGACATATCCCAGTGGATGCGTGGAAAGTTCATGCTGATGTCTGGCCACAAGATTGTAGACGTTGCCATGGAGGGTACGGTTCTGGCGTCTCAGTCCGCGTTGGTGCTTGGTGAGCTGTCTGCTGTTGTCAAACTGACACTGTGGGTAATGCACGGAAATCAGCCAGAACTACGTACACCATTGCAGATTCCGCCCATGACACTAAAGAAGTACGCGTCAGGTAAGGGCACCTCCAAGAAGCAAGAGATGCTACTTCAGATTTACAAGCGGTGGGGCATCGAGTTTAACGACGACAACGCGGCCGATGCGTACGCCCTCGCCAGATTGGCTGGAAGCGTGCACATTGACGCCATAGAAAAGGCGATTGTCGAACAAGTTTCTGACCCAAAGTATAGGGACCAAATACAGTAGGACTTCTGTACCCTGAGTATGAGGACGGGCATCGCTAATATTAAGGAACACTACCCGTGTCAGAAGACATCGTTATTAATTCGTCAGAAGAGCCGTTTCTCCGAGTGAGTGCAGGCTCCAATCCCCAAAACGTGGCATCAGCAATCGCTCACGCAATCTACGACACTCACGCCGTAAAGGTTAGGGCCGTAGGTGCAGGCGCTGTAAATCAGGCTGTTAAGGCCATCGCCATTGCTCGCGGGTACGTAGCCCCTCGTGGCCTAGACCTCACGTGTAAGCCGGGGTTTGCAACAATCTCGTCTCGAGATGGCGATATTTCTGCAATTGTTTTTGCCGTTACAGCGAGTTAAATAACCTCTACTCTTGATATAAGAGCTAAGGAGTTCTCATGGCAAATTGGTCCGACATGGGTCACGGTATGCGCCGCCGCATGAGTGCGCCATCAAACCACCACGAATCGGCAGGTCACGAAATGGCAGAACGTAATCACATGACCTCTGACGAGGCAATGGAGCAGTCCGCATACATGGGCAGCGCTCGCGTCCCCGTTGGAGCCACGCCCGAGTTTCAGGGCACTATGATGCCCCGGAACAACACGCAGGCCGCTGACCCATCAGACCCCGGTTCAAAGCAGAACCGCGTAAACATTGAGCGCCTTGGTGCTACCTATCGCGTTACTGCAAAGATGGGCGTATCCATTGACCCTGCTGCAGGTGCCACGATGGCTTCTGCTCGCATTGTCCCCTCGATTCAGGGCCGCGTTAACCCGAACTTCGATTCGGGTATGCAACAGAGCTACTAAGGGGCAAAGCCATGTCAGTAGGCAACTTGTCTTCTGCTGCGTTTGGTGCTGGGAAGTACTTGGGGACAGCCGGTCCTCCAAGCAACTACGGCATTAAAGGCATGCACGAAAACAACTTTGATGACCGTGCGGCTAAAGATGCCACGTCGTTTGCCTCTCACTCCTCAGCCACCAACACGTCAATGGGTTCCATGACTGCGTGGAAAGCCCGTAATCCAAGCCACGTTGTCGGTCAGGGCGCTTGGAACAAGGGTTGGAGCGTTTCGTTTGACAACCCCGCGGCCACACCGCGTCCGCCGGTATAACGATGGCCCGGAACGTTCGTGACCTTCAAGAAGGCGCCTCTGTAGGACGGGATGCCTCGGCTCCAAATGCAGCGCAGGGAGCCGCTGAGTACGCGCGACAGATAGGCTTGGTACGACCTAACCGGTTTGACAATGTTCTTGTTAACGAACCTCAAGCTCGACGCATTGCCCAAGACTATCTTACCGCACCGGAATACGACCCGGCAGCCGAGCCACACTTCCGTGCAATGGCTGAAGAGACAAAACATCAATTTGACTACATGACTCGTCCCCGTAATCGCGGTGGAATGGGGATGTCGTTTGAAGTGTCTGCTACTGACCCGTACACCAAACCGTCTATTCACCCAGACTCTGAGTACGACGCACCGGACCCCGCGGCAATGATGCGGGACGTTTCGGAAAACAACCGTATTAAAGTGCTTTCTACCCGTACAACAGGTTCGCATCCGTATTTTACAGACGATGAGAATGACATGTTTCGTGGTGTGCACGACGTGTTTGGGCACGCAGCAATAGGTAGAGGGTTTGACGCTCACGGTGAAGAGGCCGCTTTTCGAAGCCACTACGCTATGTACGGACCATTGGCGCGTCAAGCCATGGCCGTTGAAACTCGTGGCCAGAATTCAACAAACAATTATGGTGGATTGACCCGAGGTGCGTATGCCCCAAACAAAGTGATAACATTGCCTTCAACGCAATTAATCACTCCGATTGGTCGTCGTACTGTTTTTGAAACAGCATTTGCGCAGGCCAAGCGGGCACACGAGAGGGCATTTGGACCAGTAAATGAATAAGAAAACTGTAGGAGTAGACATTCCTACCGCAGAGTATATGCTTGACCTTCCTGAAGGAACGCGGATTCTTTCTGCCTCGGTTTCCGGAGGAAAGCTCATGCTTACGTTGGATACAGTGCATGACTTTCCAGATGGAAGTACGTTGGTTTACCAGCGAGATGACTACGGTAACACGGCATTGATTGGCGCTAACTAACCGCCAGTTTACTGGGATATTACATGTTCTATACGGGAACATGGATATATGACCCGCCTTTCTGCCGCAATCTGGGACAAGGCACTCTCAGACTCAGATAAACAAACAAAGTTTTTGGGCAACCCCGTTATCAGCGCCGTTGCGTTTGGTGCTGCCATTCGCAATACCGGCGGAGCTTCAATCAATCTGAAGACAAACGAGTTCCTTAAAAAGAATGAGCCTGTGTACATGGTTGGTGGCGAAGAGGGTGTAGCCCCAGCAGAGTTGCCCCCTATCGCAGGTTCAAATGAACCTCCTTTGAGCGATATTGTTAACCAGTTGCATCGAGTAAAGACTTCTGTTGGAAACTCCGGAGAGGTTTACCTTGGAGCATGGAATAACGAAAGAGGAAACGTAGTCTTCGACGCTTCTCGTAAATACGAGGATATGGGTCAAGCTATGGGGGTTGCCCGTACTCGTCGTGAAGACGCTATTTATGATGTAAAAAACGAACGTGATATTCCCGTAGATTACTCGAAGGACAGCTAATGGCCGGTGGATTTAATAACATGTCCCCGTCCCAAAACTGGCAGTCAATCGGTGCCGGGGGACTGAACGGGTACAACAACCAAGGTGGCTCTGGTACGCCGATTGCGCGTTCAGACCTAGACGCCGTTCGCATTGGTACCGGCCGCGTTCCCTCGGCCGAATACCCCGACGGTTATCTTGGCACCATCCGCTCGCGCCGTGATGACCGCATTCTTGACAGCATTAAAAACCGTGTCAACCAAAAGTCGTACCAACGTGGTGTACACAAGGGTGAGCGGATTGAACCCTCGTCATACTTTTGGGCACCAGAGTTTGGTGCAGAGGACGGAATCCGTCGCCAAATGAAGGCAAAACCTGTTCGGGTTAATGGCGTCATGTCTTACCAGATTCCTCGATTTACGCAAGATATTCGACTTACTCCTGCACCGCACCTTGTTAACGACGGAAAAGCCAACACGCGAGCCGGAGAACCGGGAACAATCAACGTCCGCCGCGCGGATATGCTGAACTATCTCAAACCGGTTTGGAGATAACATGGCCGAGCGGTTTGTTGCGGGTCGTCAGAAGAACAGCGCTGTGTTACGTATCTCTAACGGAGATATTAGCCAACAGGTTTTGCATAACGCTGGAATTGAAGCAGTTAATTTTGGGAATACCAGCACGACTAACACCATTCCCCCTAAGCAAGCTGGGCTGTACTTGCTACCCCATGGACGTAGGACTCTAGACCTAAGCCGTCAGTTTGACACCATGATAGGGAATACAAACGCGCTCATGGATTACGCTTCTTCTCGGGGAAAAACCCGGGAGTGGAGCCAGTTTTATGTGCATGCCCATGATTACGCTCACGAGTTGTCTCACCGTTACCGCATCTCTCACGAACAGGCTTCGGGAATCATCGCCTCGATGTCTGGTGGTGGTGGTGAATGGGAAAAGAATAAGGCAAATGCAGAGAAGTTTTTGTCTGCTTACGAAGCAGGGGTTGTTATCAAGCCGTCTCAGCTTAAGGGTGTAGAACGCAGCCGAATTGCAAACGCTCACAGGATTTTGGCTGGTGAAGACCCTCAAGAAGTTCTTGGAGACTTGAAGGAGGGTAACTTCATGCGAAGCATCCATAACCCTTCTGGTGATTCAATTACTGTAGATACCCACATGCACCACGGAATGACCGGTTGGGTGCGTCCGTGGAAGGTTGAGAACAACCCATCCCTTGGGCGAGTCAATACAGGGGGTGGAGGTGCCCCCGGACTTCAGCATAAAAATGTATACCACTTTATGGCAGAGGCTGTACGAAACGTAGCAAACGAACACGGCCTTAACCCTAATGAAGCCCAGTCCACCATTTGGTACGCAAAGAAGACATTGACTAACAATGTTTTAGGCTCACCTCCGCCACACCACCCCAACTTTGAAAGCTATTACCCCAAAGTCCGTCCCGGAGTTCGCTATAGAAAGCCGACACAGTGACGACTAGATTCGATGGAAACTACGACCAGACTAAGCCGTGGGCAGGTCCGGGCGATAGTGGTGCAAACGCCACTAATCGTTATGCCCCAACTTCGGCAGAAAAGTCTTGGTCGTACCTTGGCCCTTGGGCATCCAACGAAGAACGGCTAACTCAGCAGGCTTTGGTGGTTGCAACCCTACCGGGAATTACCATTCAAGACATTGTTCGACCTAATCTGCCCCAGTTGCGATTGTTTCCCGACCGTTTTGGATACGGGCCCCGTACTCAACCCGACATTGAAGACGTTGTAAGTATCGACCGTGTGTACACCGAGCCTCGCGTATCATGGTACTCGGGGGGCGTTGGAAGCTACTCCGGTTCTTCCCGCAACAGTTTGGAAGGAAACTAATGGACGACGGCGACGGCGCGTACACTATGGAGTTGCAGGCTCGTACAATTGCGCAAAATGCAATGGTTTACAGGGGGTCTGCACCCTGCCCGCAGTGCGGTGTAGTTATGAACCCTGTGGAGTACATGTACAGCAAGGGATTGTGTACGGTTTGTCACGCTGACCGTATGGCCATGCGGGTTCGGAAACGATTGGCCTGATGGAAAAGACTCCGAAACCACCCCTGACTGGTGAGCCTGCTTCGGCACAAACTCAGGAAGAGATTACAACGACCGTACGGTCTGGCAGAGCAGCTGCTCGCTCTGGCGCAATGACCCCCGCTGAACGTGCCCTAAAAGACCAGACTTTTTTAGGACGTCAATTTCGTAAGACTGTTGCTAAAAACCCAAATGCAATTGAAGAAGTTCCGGACAAGTACGAGATTCAAGTAAATAAAGAAGACAAGGGTTGGAAAACCGTTAAGGTACACAACAATGAACGCGCCGCGGCGGCACACTACCGTCGAACTCAAGTTGGTCCGAAAATTTCAAAGAGGATTCTTGTAAACGGCAAAGTTGTTCACGTAGAAAAGGGTTAAGCATGCCATCATCAGACGCTCGAAAGGCACGTCGTGCCGCCAGTCCACAGGCTGGGCTTCCTAAAGCCACGCCTACAATTGGCGCTGACATCGGAGACACTGATGTCACTCGACGCAAAGTTGTTGCTACGCAGACCAGTGACCCAGAAAACCCAACAACGTACACGCCTGTTCAGGAAGAAAGTTCTGACCAGCTGTACTACGCAACTCCCGGCGCATCGCCAGAGGCGGTTACCCTTAGCACGCCTAACCTGCCTCCTCACCACACCGTTATGTCAAACTTAATTAGCGCACTGCATTCCGCAAATTCTGCTCTTGTTTCAGACGAGTCTGAGCGTAACGGTGTAGAGACTGCTTTGAATAGGTCACTAGAGCACTTGCACGAATCCGCACGGTTCCACGTAAATGGGCAACGCAATGAGGCTATTCCGGGAATGGTTGCTGCGGGGGTTGGTGTACGTGCAGCTATACGTACAATACAGAAGGGTGCCGCCGATACTCGCCGTCGTGGTCACCTCGAACGAGGGTTCCCAACTCCACCCACCAAAATCTTAGACAGCACAATCAAGGCTTACCTAGAAAGCGACTAACACGCTAAGCGTGCGCAACTACCTACCAACTGCAATACTAGAAGTATCGTTTTAGGAGAAAACAATGGCAGTCAACACCTCTCGCTCAATGAATCAGGGCCTCAATGAGGGCGCCACCGACGGTAAGTACCGCAAGGCTCGCCCCGACACCGAGGTAATCCCCGGAGTTAGTTCAGAAGAAACCCTCGACAACAAGCAGACCCTCCACCCTTTCTACGGCTACGGGTTTGCCACTTCTGAGTACCCAAATCCTGTAATTCCCGGCAAGTAAGGTACTTGCGCTCCCGCGTCTAAGGCGGTAGTCTTTCTTTACTGGCTTCGGCTAGCTAAGAAAGAGGGAAAACATGCACGTTCCAAATTGCTATTTATGCAATCGCCAAGACGGCTTACAGTTTATTGGCACAATACTAGACGCTGGAACCACCAACACTCGAGGGCAAGGCTACACGTATATGTTGGGAGCCCAAAATGGGATGGCGTTTACGGCGTACAACTCCACAAACGTTTCGGGACTTGCCCAACGGTTTGCTCACCCCGCAGTCCCCGGTAATCCAACTCCATGGAAGCTGCTTGGGTGGTGGCTGGTCATACTCTTTGTTTGGATTTTTGTAGAAGCCATTCCATTTTCTGACTCTTGGGTAACCGGCTTAATTACAGTATTCCCTTCAGCGTTTTTTGTCTCGGGGATACTGGCTTTTGGACTAACCCTGCTGATAGGGTACCTTGGCCGAAAAACAAGCCGTGCCAAACGGTGGCTGTATGCAGTGAATACTCTGCGTAATTCACTATACTGTTCATGGTGTGACGTTGCTTTCAGCCGAGATGCTGTGGCCATTCCTGAAGAGTTTGTTCAGCATGTGTTTTACAACAACGTACCCTACGAATACCACGAAATTGCTCGCTAACAAAAGGACAACAAATGGCGGACGCACCCCTTATCGGTAAACGCGAGTTTGAGCACGATGGGCCAGTTATTCGGTTGTTGATGTGTTTTGTATGCAACTCTATTGAGGAACTTCCGTCGTACAACGGTCCAAGCGACCAAGACTACTTGCTACAAATTTCTGTTGAGAAGCACGTATTCCCGTCAGGAGAGCCGCACAAGGGTAAGCTCTTTCTTCTTCCGGTAAAAACATGGGCAAATGAAAGCTCTCGTAAGGAAATCATCCAGCAACTGCGTGGAGGGGCTTCTGCCGGTCTTGATGCGCTTTCCCCCGAGGGAAACTACTACGCCACCAAGAGCCAGTTTGCCGAAGACGCCATGACGTGCTACGAACGGCATAACCGACCGCAAGTAGGCTGTCCTGATTATGGCACTCCCGAGAAGCGCCTGCTGCCAAACACGGCAAAAGAACGTGCTGACGTGGGTATTGAAAGCCCAGAGAACGCCCCCGGCCCAAAGATTTATCTGTGCAACTTCTGTCCTATGCACAGCATCGTAACCAGCAACAAGCGTATGGCGAAAGGGTTGTACAGTGCCTAATACTCGATTCCAGTTCACAGTGTCCATGAATGTAGATGGGTCTGCTTCTGTAGACCCCAACATTCCGGAAGGAAAAGAGTCAGAGATTGAACGAGAAGCAAACATCTTTGACATCATAGACGCCTCTCGCAAACTCGTCAGTGACCTTGAACGTCAACTTATTATTGAGCGAGTTGAGCAGATGCTCTTTGCACTTGCCCCAAAACCAGTTGCTACTCCCGCGGACATGGTGAAGGACGCTTTGAACAAACGAGGCATCGAGCCGTCAGAGACCGTCTAGTATTAGCCCAGAGATAACGGGCGTACACCAAGTAGACTGGTTACATGTACGAAACGTCGTATTTTAGTAAGCCAGCAACTAGCCTTGACCCCACCCTCTTTGAGGGCCGAACGATAAAGTCGTGGGTTCGTCAAGGTATTTTGTCGTTGCTGTACGACTTTCTAAACAGGTACTACCGACACCCAGAGTTGTGGGCACACGCATGGCTTGCCGGGTCGGGTGTGTCTTACCAATGGTCGGCCGCTCGCTCTCCCGGAGACTTAGATTGTCTAGTGGGGGTTGACTACATCCAGTTTCGTAAAGCAAACCCTGAGTTTGCAGGGCTTTCCGACACCGAGATTAGCCAGCAGATAAATGAAGGCTTTCGCTCTGACCTCCAGCCCGGTACAGAAGACTGGAATGGCTACGAGCTGACGTTTTACGTCAACCCCGGTGCAACAGACATCCGTACAATAAAGCCGTATGCTGCATACGACTTGACGTATAACGAGTGGACAGTCACACCTAACCCAATGGCCAGTGCTCCGGAAGATGCCGATTGGGAACACTCTGCCGAGTCGGATGCGACTATGGCTAAACAAATAGGCCTTAGGTTTGCGCAGGCTACGCAAGACATCAAGTATTCTCAAAGCGATGCGCATCGACGCAACGCCGAAGCACGTTTACTGGCAGCGCTTCAACAGGGCAACGCATTGTTCGATGAGATTCACGCAAACAGAAACCTTGCTTTCTCTGGTAGCGGAGAAGGGTACTCGGATTTCAACAACTATCGCTGGCAGGCCGGAAAGCGTCTTGGTACTATACAAAAACTTAGGCAGATTAGAGAGTACAGCGACACTCTAAAAACAAAACAAGAGGCTTCTACTTATGGGGTAGAACTCCCCACCGCGGACACACTTATTCGACGCGCTGCTTTATACGGGAGAAACTAACTTCGGAGAACTAAATGTACATACTTGTAGAACTTGATACCGTGCTAAAAAACCAAGAAGACAAACCGATTCCTGCAGGAGTCATTATGGCCTCCACGCTTACGGCGTACAACAGGCTTACATATATGACTTCATCTGCTGAGGATGAGGCTATTCGTTGGTTAGACACACACAAAATTGTGGACTTTGACAACATCATCGACAGGTCTGTTGGTCTTGTAGACGAGCCTTTGGCTAAACGTCAACTAATCTTTGCTCGGGCTCGAGGCCCTGTCGAACTGTTCATAACAGGTAACCCCAGCATGTGGGTCTTTGCGTTTGAGCAAGGCATTCCTTCGGTGCTGTTTGGTGCACCGGAGTACTCTCGCCCAGAGTTCCGTCCAGACGCTCCAAAGCGGGTACGCTCATGGGATGAGGTGCAGGCGGCCATAGACAAACAAAACGCGGTTCGTACACAAGACCTGCGTCTAACCCGTACAGAAAGTCTCCCCTTCGAATGAAGTTGATTTTTGGCGGAGTAGAGATTCCCAGTAACAGGACTCTTCTTGAGCGCAACGGCGTTGAGCAAGTCATGCTTTCTTACTGGGGCTTGCGCAAACGCGGGCTTCCTAAAACCAAGTTGTACCTCATTGACGAGCACTTCTTTCCCGGCATGAAAGTCTGGGTTGACTCTGGTGCTGTACAGGCCGACAAATCTAACTTGTCTGAACGTGAACTTGAAGAGTACGCTGCAGATTACGAAGATTTTATTGCTGTAAACCATGACCGCATTGAGGGCTGGGTTGAGTTTGACAGCCAGAAATTTGGGTTGCCCAAGATTCAGCAGAACCGTGCAGCCTTTGAACATGACCCCAAGATGTGGGTGGTCTGGCATGAGGCGTACGGCACAATGGTGCTCCAGCGATGGGCAGCGGAGTACTCCAACATTGCTATTCCATCTTCTACCATCGAGTCGGTGACTTCTTTGGCTGGCCTGACTCGAGGCTTGTTGAGCAAGCACCCCGTCACGTTCCATGCACTGGCTACGGCCAAGCCAGACAACCTTCGTCAGATTCCTTTTGCTTCTGCTTCTACTCTGTCTTACTTGTCGCCTATGCGACGCGGAGAAACCATCGTATGGGATGGTACAAAACTCGTACGTTACCCCAAGAAGATGAAGGCTCAAGCTCGTCCTCGTTACCGAGCGGTAGTGACAAACGCCGGACTAGACTTCGATAAGTTCATTTCAGACGACACTCTTGAGGCCACCCGCTTAGCAATCTGGTCATATTTACAGTTGGAGAAGACCATGGATAAAGACAAACCAGACTTGAAAGCCATCAAAGGTGGCAAGATAGTAGACAACAGTGACGACACCCTATACACCGGTTTGATGGATTTGATAGGGGGTACTTCTACTAACAGCGGTGTTGAGATGCGGAAACCCGAACGGGCAGAGGTAATTCAGCGAGACCCACAAGAAGTCACTTCCATGCCTGTCTTTGGCTACCAAATGAAGACTATTGTGGACACCGACGATGCGGGCAACGACATCCTCAAACAGGTTCCTGTTGTACACACAAATGCAACATCTATCCGCCAGTGCGACACTTGCTTTGTGGCCTCTACATGCCCTGCTTTCAAAGAGAATAACACCTGTGCTTTCAATCTTCCAGTAGAGGTAAAAACCAAAGAACAACTCAAGTCTCTGCTCACTGCAATAATTGAAATGCAAGGGCAAAGAGTGGCTTTTATGCGTTTCTCTGAAGAAATGAATGGCGGTTACGCCGACCCAAACACCTCGCAAGAAATCGACCGGTTGTTCAAACTTGTCCAGTCTGTAAAGGAGTTGGAAGAGAACCGGGAGTTTGTACGAATCACCGCAGAACGACAGTCTGCTGGAGGTGTGCTCTCGGCTATATTTGGCGACAGAGCACAGGCACTTAGAGAAATGGAACAACCGCTCAACGAAGAGCAGACGACGACAATTATCCGCCAGTCAATCGAAGACTGATAGTAGACAATAGGACTACATAGGCTATGAAACAACGGACTCTCGAAAACAGCGAAGTAATTATCATTGACGAACCTGTCACTACCCGTGTTAGGCGAAAGGCTTTTAGCCAAAAACGTTATCTGTACGGAATTGACGAAGACCAGTACATGGCTATCGCCAAGGCTCAAAACTATAAGTGTGCTTCCTGCGGAGACGACGCGCGAGGATACGAGCATACGCTTTGCCTTGACCATGACCATGTTACTAATGAAGTTAGGGGGCTCTTGTGTTCGGGCTGCAATACAGCTTTGGGGTGGCTTGAAGATAGCCCGGAACGAATCACCAAACTTGCACGCTATATTCGCAAAGGTGGCCTTGGGGTTTTTGTAACCGACAAGCACGCTGAGCGCATGTAAAAGAGGAAGCCCCACCCTTCTGGTAAGGCTTCCTCTTCTGGTACGGCTTCTCTACATGAAGTCTGCTACTGCTTCATGTGCTTTCGATACTTGCTGACGGACTCGGTGCAAGTACCCTTCTGTTGTAGAAATTGACTGGTGGCCAAGACGCTCCTTGACTTCGTGCAAGTCAACTCCATTCTTGAGTAACTGAGTTGCGTTTGTGTGGCGCAGGTCATGCGTTCGAGGCATCCATGTCATGCCGGACAGGCGAACTGCTGTACGCCATATCGTACGCCATACATCTCGAGAGAGATGGTCTTCGCTATTGGTGCTGGACGCACCAGTCAACTGACCTTTTAGCATTCTCCAGTTCTGCTGGTACAGCATGTTGGCTGTTCGACATTCGACACATCGACAACCGCCCTTGGTGTACCCGGTTCGAGTTCCATGCTCATGCTCCATCTCTTTCTTCGGCGACGAGATGTCCACAATCTTTTTGGCAACCCGGCGGCGGGGAAACAGTAACTCCTCTTGCTGTACATGGTGCTGTACAGCGTAAGACATCAACTCATCCATTAGAGGCTTTCCTAGAGTAATTACTCTTGTTCGGCCGCTCTTTGTTCCTTCGATTACTCGAAAGCGCTTGCCTTCGTTTACCTGCGCACCGAGGTCACTTACGCGACGGCGAACATGGACTTCATTCGTAGTCGCATCCAAGTCTGACAGTCGGAGTTCTGTTGCCTCACCAAATCGACACCCAGAAACCACAAGCATCTTGGCCAGCAACCTCGCGCTGTCGTTTGGCAAGTACGGCAATACTCCGTGAAACTCCTCTGGACTCATCACGTTGATTCCCACGGTCTTTCGTACGGTCTTCACCGTAACCTTGTGGGTAGGGTTCACCTCGATTAGGTCATACTCCAGCAACTCCTTGAAGGCAGAGCCCAAAGCAGACTTCACATGCGTGCGTACAGCACCGCTCAATCCAGCCGTAGAAAGCCGTTGAAGCAGCATCCGAACCTGCACACGAGTAATCTCGCCAATCTTCTTTGTGCCCAGCACTGGCAATACATGTGTAGACAACACAGACTGGTAATTTTTTTTGGTGATGGGCATCAGGTCGGCGTTCGCCAGCCATGCTCGGACGTACTCGGCCAAAGTCATGCTCAGGCGGTACTCTCCAAGTTCGCCCTGCTCTTGGGCAACCTCTGCTCTTGCTAAGGCTTCTGCTTCTGTATCAAACGTACCGGCCGATTTCCGGGTACCACCTTTGTCTCGGTAGTACCCGGTGAATCGACTGCCACGCGCTATGGCGTAGACCATTACTCCTCCACTAATTCAATCTTTTGGTTTTGGAAGTCCCACGAGTCGACTAGCGCCTTGCTCCACAGGGGCTTGTTCCCGACGTACATATCCGGCATTGGAAGGATGCCTCGCTTTCGATACGTCCAGAGATTTGGGTAGTTTATGCCAGCGTGCTCGGCCAACTCCCTTGCGGTCATCCAGTTGTTGCTCAGGTTGTTCATTTCTTTTTACCTTTCGAGGTGTTGTTTTCATTGAATCGCTCCTTCAGTTCTTTGATGTGTACTTCTTTTGTACGGTGACCACGACGGATGCGAGCACGCTCCCACTCTGACGCGCCTCCCCAGATACCATGTGTTTCATTGTTTGCTATGGCAACAGTTAGGCAGACTTCTACCTCGGGGCACATTGAGCAAATACGCTTGGCCGAGTTAGACATGCCACTGTCGCCCGGGGGTGGAAAGAATACGTCTGGTGCTGTTTGAGCGCAGAGCGCATTGTCGGGGTCAACTTGGGGGGTGTTCATTGTGCTTCCTGCTCTTGATAGCCGTGCTGTTTGAGGTTCCGCTGTATTTGAAACACGGCGTTGATGTCGGACGGTGTGCCGGACGACCATACAGAAGTCCCATCGGGAGACCTCCACTTCAGGTGATTGTTGGTTCTTCGAGTGACTATCCATCCCTGCCTCTCGGCCTTGCGAATGAGGATAGTCAGTTCTTTAGGGGTTCCCCTCATCGGGCTCCCCAGACGTACTCATAGGCTTCTGGGGCGACTCCAGTATCCTCAGCCCAGCCAAACTGGCTGTACCACGCGTAGTTCTTGCACAGCAGGGCCGTGCGGTGGCTTGAAGCAATAGCATCCATCCGAGGGCCGTCTTCGGCCCATGGCGGTAATGTTCCGGCCTCGTCAAGGATGCCCAGTGCTCGGGCACGCTCCAGTGTGGCGTGTGCTTTGGTGTCGATGGTGGTCTTGTAACCACGCTCGCGCCACTCTTCGCACATCCAATCTATGTAGTGCCCCAAAGCAACTTCGTAGCCTCGCCACATCTTGGTGGCCGGGTGGTTGTACCAGCCCTTGGGCTCCCGGTGGTTGCCCTCTGGGTCGAGTTTGAGGTTGGTCAGCATAATCTGCCAAGCCTCAAGCGCCTGCTTGTTGAGGCGCTTGTTGTCCAACTGCTGTGCGGTCATTTCAAACGCATAACGCCCATTGGTCGATGTAATAAATGTCTGCATTTCTAACCCTCCTGTGATTAGTTTAGTCGGTTTCTTCTGGTACATCTTTTGCGTCTTTAGGGTGGCAATCGCACCCACAAGTGACGGTCGCATTGTACGATTCAAACGCTACGATGCAGTTTTTGTGGTTGTTATCATCCGGTAGACACCAACCAAACAACGAAGTACCAAGGGATTCTTTTGGCACGAGACCTCCAATAAAAATAAAGATGGACGACTGCTGTACGCGTATGTACAACAGCCGTCCATCATGGGTACCGCCACGGGGTGCAGCGGCTTTACAACTATTTCCTTACATCCAACTCGACGACTTGGTCTTTCTCCACAAGGTACTCGGAGAGCAACCCCTGTGTTGCGCTGATGAGGTGTGCCGACAGAAGTATGTCGGTATTTCCAGTCGACTCTTTTATTGCGTTGGCAATCACCATGCCCTTGAGCAGGTCACCCACCTCACGCTTCAAAAGACGTGAGGACTTGGCCGTGAACTCTACGTTCTGCTCACGTCCGGTAGACCAGAAGGCTACCCAGAGGTACCTCTTTCGATGGTGTCGTGCTTCCTGTATGGCCTGTACGGCCACTACAGCATCTTTGAATATGTTTTGTATCGTACCCATGTTGCTCCTTTCGTTACGCGACCTAGTCGCTGTGCCTGCCCCGGACTTGCACCGGGGGGTCTGCTGGTCAGGCTTTGTTGCTACTTGCTCTCGGGGTTTATGAGTTGAATCGCCGGAACACCTACCATAATCTTTTTGCTCCGAACCACCTTCCCCTTGCTCTCCCCAAACAACTCCCACGCTTCTTGTCGGGAAGCGCCTTCGACGATAACGCGTCTTAGCGTTGTTTCTTGCCAAGTTATTTCGTAGGTGTTCATTTGTTTCCTTCCTTGATAATCGTAATCATGCGGTGATAAGTGCACCGGTGGTCAGGGTCACACTCACATTCGGTTTCGAGAAGCGCGATGATGCGCTCGCGCTCAGCCTCCTGACCACGCACGAAATTGCGTTGTGCTGAGGTGGGTGAAGTCATACCTTCCCCTCCACTAGGTCGATGAAAGCGGACTGACGCGCCCCAAACCAGATGGGGTGCGTGTCGTCCTTTACAACTTCCAGCAAGCGCTCACGCTCGCTCTGTACGCCTGCTTGAAAGGCTTCTGCCGACATCCGGCGCACCTGTTCAAGGCTGAGAGTTACTTCGTCTTGCATGTGTGTTCTCCTTTTATTGTTCGTGCCATCTGAATAGCGTTTTGGTATTGCTGAGAGAAGGCCTCGTCGTCGAGCCACTCGGCCTCCTCCTTAGCGTTGTTGAGTACGCGCAAACATTCCAGCGTGTCCTCTGTCATTGGCCGACCGTGGTCGACGTAACACTTCCACAGTTCGTGGATTGCTTCTGCCACGGCTTGCTTGTCCGTGACGCTCTTCACTTGGCATCTTCGGGGTTGCTATCCATGCACAGGTAAACGATTTGCTCCATCGCTACTTGCGGAGTAATCATCCCTTCTGTGTACGAAATGGCCACCTTCATCACTTCTGTGTACGTTTTGATGATTCGTACGGTTTCGTTGATGCGCCGAGTGTTTTCATCCATCTGCTTGGTTCTCCTTTTTGTATGGGCTCTGTACAGGCTTGTACAAAACATGTATTGCTGAGGTGTTGCTGGAACTCCCGCGGCCGTTCGCACGGAACTCTATTTGGCGAGGCTTTTGTACACATCCAGTATTGGCTGTACGAATGACTGTACAAGAGGAGGGCACAAGGGGTTCCAAGACACGTCTTCTTGCTGGTTCTCTTCGTCAATCTGAGCAATCAGTTGGTCAATCGTCCAGCCTTCAGACTCTTCCCACAATGTGCGGTCAAGCACCTCGTCTAGTGGCTGAGCGCCATCGCCGTCGAGGACGAAGCCCTCGGGCGACAGCACCGCAAAGTGCTGTACGCGTTCCGAGTAACCCTCGTCGTACCACTCGTCGTCGACATCGTCGACATCGGCCTCGTTGGGAAAGAACGCCACGATGGGGAATCCAGTTTCGAGGTGGAGCGCCACAGCAAGACTGTGGCAGTTACCGTTGGTCAGCGCGTATGACGCGCTCTTGAGGTCGCCCTCGGCAACGGTCACCGAGCGCTTGCCACGAACGAGGTCGCCCTCAGCGTTGATAAACGAGCCACTACCAGCAATATCCAGTGTGATTTTTCCCATTATTTTGCCTCCACGAATCGGTCGTACATGTCTCGGAAGTTGGTGTCGTCCATCTCGCTGGTCTCGAACACGCGCTCGATGTCTTCAGGCTTGACGGTCACGAACATCGCATCGCCGTTGTACAGGCGCGTGAAGTCGAGGTACTCTTCGAGAAACTCAATCTCAGTGTTGGACAGGTTGGTCTCGTGTTCGGTCACGATGTCGAGAGGCTCAACAACGAGGAACTCGGCGCTCAGTCGGTCGAGCGACTTGTTGTACGCGAAGCGTATGTATTTTGTACTCATGGTATTCCTTTCGTTAGGCGACCGGAGTCGCAGTGCCTGCCCGGGAGTCGCACCCGGGTCTCTGCTAGTCAGGCTTTGGTGCTAGTCACCGTATCCGGGGGCGTGCATGGATACAGGTTTTGCTGTCTTGTTGGTAATGCAGTTGTGGCACAGCGTGTAGCCGTGGGTCTGCTCGAAGACCGAATTGCCAATGAGGCCATCGCACTCTTCACAGGAAGCGATGGCTTCAAGGCTGACCGGGAACTCCCAGTCACGCTCGTCGCTGGCCATCCACGCCTTCCCCTCGTCCCACGAGGTAAAGATGGGCGACCAACTCAGGGGCATCCAACAACGGTTTTCGTAGTCCTTGAACCACACTCGGTACTTGGGGCTCATTTGCCTGCCTCCTCAAAGATTTTTACGCCCTGCTCAAAGTTGCTTACGTTGGTCAGGATGGCCTCGGCGAACAATCGAGCGTGTTCGTTCGAAATGTAGCACGAGAGTTTCTTGATTCTGTTGGTTCCATTACTCAAGCGAATCTCGATGAGGGTCATGTCGCTCAGGGTCAAGGTGGTCGTGACTACCACCGGGTCTCCACGCCCATCGTCACGTCGGGTGGTTGCAATGTTGGGGCTTACTTTCTCTGTTGTAATGCTCATTGTGTACCTTTCTGTTGTACGGCTAGGCCGTAGTGCCTGCCCCGGACTTGCACCGGAGTGTCTGCTGGTCAGGCTTTGGTAATGCTTGTGCTATTGCTCTTGGGCAGGTTTTGTAGGTTCTGCTTTCTTCCAACCCTCCAACTGAAAGGTCGACTCCTCTTTCTCCCACGAGATTACCCGGGGGTCGTTGAGGTCGCATTCTCCGTCAAGGAGACGGTCAGCAACGCCTACGGCAGGAATGTAAACGTCTCTATCTACGGTGATGCGGTGTGTTCTTGTTTCGGTGTATGTGAAGGTGAGTGCCATGTTGTTTCCTTTCGTTTCCCGGCAAGGCCGGTCGTGCCAGCCCGGGGCTTGCACCCGGGAGCCTGCTGGTCTGGCTGTCGT